ATGCCCCGAGAGCGCGCGTTCAGTGGGTCTTCAGCCCCTCCCCCTGGGGAGGTCAGTGACCTTTACCGGGCGGATGGCCGGTGGTTGCTCGGTGGTAGACGTTGCACAGCCCCTCGGGGTCTGTGACGTATTTGCCGAGGTGGAGGACGCAGCGGTCGAAGTCTCCTGGTGTGCCCCAGGCGATTTTGGCTGCGCCGGGTCCGCGGGTCCAGTAGGTCTTGAGGTGGTTGCCGTCGTTGGCGGGATTTTTGTCCACCATGTTGGCCTCCTGTTATCGGGTGCCTCGTGGTTTGGGTGGGCCGATCATGGGGTCTGCGATGAGCTTGGGGTCGACGTCGCGGAGTGCGAGGTTCTGTTGTTGTTCGGCTTTCATCACTGCGGGTCCGGTGATGTGGAGCAGTTTGGTGATCTGGTCGTAGGTCCACCCGTTGACCAGGAGTCTCCAGATGGCGCAGGGTTCGACGGGTACCGGTTCAACGGCGGTCATCGTCGGTCTCGGTGTGTGGTGTGTCTGGGTGGTCGGGGTCCAGGCGGCAGACGCGGGAGCAGTGGCGGTGTCGTATGAGGTTGCAGTGCAGGCAGCGGAACAGCACGGGCTGGCTCATCCCAAGAGTCCTGTTCCTTCGCAGCAGTGGCATCGGCATTCGGTGATGGCTGTCTGGTGGGCGAGGTCAGCTTCGTGGCGGCGGATCTTGTGGCGGGTGAACGTCTCTGCGGCGAGGGCGATCATCCACACCACAGCGGATGCGATGTAGGCCAGAGCGTTGCCTGCTGTGCGTACAGCTGCCATAGCTGCCACCGTTCTCGAAGCCCCCGACAGGCCAATAAGGGTTGAGGTGTTAGTCCTCGTCAAGGCGGTCTGCTGCATCCCGGAGGAGGCGAGCGAGACCGGCCTTCACGTCCACACCGAGCGCGTACCCGGCTGTGCCGGGTGTGGAGTCACAGGGTGTGGCAGTGAGGGGGAAGTCGATGTCACCGGCGCCGAGTTCCACTGTGCTGTCACCGACAGTGACGGTGATGGTGGCGGGTTGGGTGAAGGTGCCGAGTGCGGCCATCGTCTTCTCCTAGCGATTGAACGTGTTGGTTTCGGCTGTTGTCACTGGCGTTGTGAGCCGGCGCGGTCACGCTCCGCACCATCCCGGTAGCGGGAAGACCCCTATAAATGGCGAATCCCGAAGTCGCTTTGGGCACACTTCGGGAACGCCCTCACTGTATCACCGTTTGTTGCAGGTCAAGAGCAACACGCGCTTACCGTGCGTCATCCTTGATGTTCCAGTTCAACCGGAACTCCTCCAAGATCTTCCTCTCGACCTCGGTTGTGGCATCCAAGCGCTCACCTCTGCGATGCTTGTACGCCTTGTCGCGGCAGTAGATGAGTGACCATCCGCCCGGTATGTGGACCCGCCGAACAACCTTGGAGGTAGCGACGATCGCACCGAGGCGTGCCCGTTTGGTGTAGTCCCACTTCTTGGGCCACAGCTGCCAGCTATCACCACCCCAGTGCCAGAAGGCCCACAGCGTGCCGAAAACAGCTGCTGCGATCACAGCCACTGCAACGGCGGCTATCGGGATGACAGCAACACCCAGCCAGAAGTCGCTCATGCGAGTTCCTTTCGTTCGCAGCCGATGACTTCGGCGAGGAAGTTGAGGTGGTCTCTGTCCCACCACGTTCCGCAGGCCACGCATGTGCATCCGTGGATGGTGAGTTGCAGTGCGGTCTGCCGTACCCAGTCGCCGCCAGAGTCCTTGCGGTACACGGTCCGTTCGCCGCATTGGGGACAGGGTGCGACGACGTCGAAGCGGCGGACTTCTTCGCCTTGGAGGAGGGTGAGTCCTTCGGCGACTAGGGCGCCGATCTTCTTGCCGTTGGTGTCCAGCCAGCTGGTGTCGTCGGGGCCGTAGGGGTTTCGGCTGAGGTCGTCGAGTCGGGCGACGACTCCTCCGTCTCGGCCGGGGGTGAGGGTGTTGGTGAGGGTGTCGATCTTCTTGAGCCAGTCGATGCCGTCGACCCAGAGCGGTGGGCGGGATTCGGCTTTGCCCTTCCCTTCTGGCCCGGACAAGCCTTCCAACTCATCCCGGATTTGGGTGTAGAGGCTGGGTTGCCAGGCTTTGGTGGTGCCGGCGCATTGGCAGTCGGTGTGGTGGTTGGTGCCTTCGCAGCGGTGTACTTCGGTCCATCTCATGCCGATCAAGTCGTGGATGGCGTTGTCGAAGCGGAGGTGTGCGTCTTTGAACGGGATATCGTCGGTCACCAGATCTTCTTTCGTTCGATGCGTCGGTTTCCGTCTTCGATCTGGGCGAACAGGTCCGCGACGGGGTCGAAGCCGTGGATGCGGATGTCGTGGCGTACCCGGGATGGCCTCCGTAGTAGCGGTACCCGGTTCACAATGCGGGAGGTCACAGTTCGTCCTCTCCGTGTCGCAGGATCGACCACGCAGCCCGCATCCGAGCCCGAGCTTCCTTCCACGCGGTGATGGTCTTGTACCGCCAGGTGCGTTCGTAGGCTTCCCGTTCCGCCCGCTCCCGCGCCCGCTCAACCTCCTTCACCCTCTGCTCGGCGAGGTAGGTGTCAACGAACTCCGGTTCGTATCCACATTCCTGGATGAGGTGGTCGCGGCGGGACAGTTCAGGGCCAGGATCGAACGTCATCGGCCGGTAGCGCAGGAGGTGGCTGCGGTCGTCCCATGCGATGGCGGCGTCTGCGGCCTTGTCGGGGTCGTAGCCTCTGCCGATGAGGTACTGGAGGCTGGACTCTCGGGGTTCATTGGTGACGAGTCCCCCGCCCGTGAACCAGCGGGCCTGACGGTACTGGAGGTCTCGCATCATCGAGAGATCGGTGAGGGTGTAGCTGTCGGTCACTGGTCGGTGCTCAGGCATCGCCCTCACCACCCGCGGTCGGCTGACGCGTGATGTTTCCGCCCCACTTCACGACATGGTCACACGCGCCGTGGAGAGGCCCCACAACCTGTTTGAGCCATGGCAACGCCTCGCACGCAACATGGGCGCAGGAGTGGCACAGGAACACCGTGTGGTCACCGTCGATGTTGTCGAAGAACATGCCGTAGCCGCCAGTGAGTACCACTTCGAGGGCGTCGTTGTACTGGCCGGGAGAGTCTTTGAATACCTGCGGGAGAGGCGCGTTGCATGAAACGCAGGTGTGCGTCTGAGGCTTGGCTTCAAGGGTCCATTGCATTCCCTCGGGTGCGGGTGGGAGCTGGTCGGTCATGGTGTCTCCTTGGTGGTGCAGGTGTGGCACTGTCGGTGGGTTTGGAAGACGGGGGTGTGGAAGCGTTCCCAGCCGCAGTCGAACCATGTCCCGCAGTGGCATTGGACTTGGATTTGCCCTGCGTGGTTGGTGCCGGCGAGACGGTGGTTGCGGCGTTCCACATGGGCGGGATAGTTTCTGGCGTCCACATTCACCATCGACTGCACAGGACGAGTCACGGCAGTTTCCCTTCGTCGAGGTGTTCCAGCCAGTCCACGACGTCAGACAGCATTGAGCAGTCTCCCGGGTCGCACTGACCGTGGCCAGCGAACGTCGTCTCAGCGCGAATCCCAGCTACGAACGCTTCGAGTTCCCGTACACGAGACACCAGGGCGGGGACGTCAGTGCGAGCGTGAGCGATGAACTCGGCGTCCGTGGAGGTGGGGGGCCAGCAGCACTCGTCGCGAGCGTGGCGGGCCATGCGCACCTTGAGGACGTTCAGCTCGTGGTACGGCTCGTTGTCGCGCACGATCTTGCGGGTCACCCACGGGTTGCGGTGGATGTCCTCGTCGTGAAACTCCCACGGTCCGGGTGTCGCTGCCCTGGCTCGGGCTTCGATGGCGTCCAGATCAAGCTCAGACACGACGACCACCCGGCCGAAACACGAGGGTCCCGCTGTCGTGCATCTCGATGTATCCGTCCATGCCAACGAGCTCGGACCACACCCGGATGGGGAACTCAAGTCCACCCTCGATCTTGTCTAGCGCGTTCTGCGCCTCCTGGAGTCGATCTAGGGCGTCGGCGATGTGTCGTGCGTCGTCGGACGCGATGTTGAAGTCGCTCATTGTGTTGTCTCCTCGAGGCATTCGGGTCCACACGAGGTGGGTGGGGGTTGCAGGCGTTGGCAGACAAGGCACCAGGCGGGAGGGGTGAGGGTCATGGCAAGCTGGACGGTCACGCGGCGTCCCCCACCGAGCAGAAACAAGCCTCGTGCACGGCGAACTTGCATGGCGCACACATCCCGGAGATCTCCGACAGCGCCCCGCAATGGCAGCGACGCTCAACGAACGTGACTGCGACACATGCCCGTAGCCAGCCGACCATCACCTCAAGACCACGACCGCGGCGCGGCACCTCGGCCGGGGTTCGGCACACACCCTGCGGCAGCCACCATGTGGGCGGTCCGGTGTTCACCTGCAGGTAGATGTCCCAGCGTGTGGTCTCCCAGCGGTGGATTCGGGATACAGCGTTGTCGGGATGGAGCCGACGAAGGTAGTCGCTCACTGCGCCTCCTCGATGTGTAGTTCGATGCGTGGCCTGTCCCGGTCGAGTGCGATCGCCATGGACGTCGATGTGACGTGCCGGTGGTCGTCATCTACGAGGACCCCGCACTTGACGAGGGCATCCAGGCTGGCTTTCAACATCGGCAGGCGCGTTGCTGGTTCGCTGTCATCGGCGGGCGAGGAACGTCGAGCGTCAGAACGGTCATGCCACTCCCCCGTCGATGGACTTGCGGTCGGCGAGCTTGCGGATCTGGGCCATGAGCTCGGCACGCCGCTCGGGTGAGGCAACAGGTTTGTCCAGTGCCAGAACTTGGTCGGCGGGGGCGGGTTGCCGGGATGCGAGGCGTAGGCGTTCGGTGATGTGCCCGGGCATCAACCATTGGCTTGTGGATGCGAAGTGGTCGTGGAGTGCGTTCAGCGCTTTGTCGAAGGTCCAGCCGGCGCGACGTGCTGCCTCGGACCACGCCACTACGTCGCCTTCGCCGATGGTGCGGCGGTCGTATGCGGATGCCGCGGTGAGGAGGTCGATGATCTGGTTGCGGTTCATGCCTGGATTCCTCGGATCGGTCTGACATTGGGGGCAGGGTCTTTGAGTGCTTGGGCGGCCGCGATGCGTTCGTCGGTTGTGGATCTCGGTCGGGCTCGTGTGTGTTGTGCGATTCCGGATCGTTCTTTGACGACGTCGGAGACGAGGGCTGGTAGGACGCCGGGTCCGATTCCTGGTTTGGCGACCCACCGGGTGAGTGCTTCGCCAACGTCGTTGGGGTCTGTGCCGGAGTGGATGAGTTCGCTCGCTTTGATCCGGAGTGCGGTTTTGACGGCTGCGGGATGTTCGTCGGGGATGTGGTCCCGGACGAGGCGGGCGGCGTCGCGCTGGATGGGCGGGCCGGATGGTTGGTTTCGTGCGTCACTTACGGGGGCTGAACTACCTACGTACTTAGTTGTTCTGTTCTGTTCTGTTCTGTGTGTCGCGACATTCGTACGACTGTCGCGCGACGCATCCGCGACACGTCTCTTCTCCGCTACGCGTTCTCTGTCCTTCAATTTCTTTCTGACGTGGGCAATTAGGGGGCCCTGCCATTTCTCGAAGGCTCTGACGTGGTAGCCCAATGGGTCTTCACTTGGCGTCAGAATGGAGTACCGAATGAGTTCATCAACTCGCCGTGAAACTGACCGTAACCCGAGCTTTTTGAGAGCGGTTTCGGCGATGAACCCGTCCAGATTCTCCTGTTCAGCGATGTACGCGAGGATGCGCATGAAGCATGTTTGGGCGGTCTCGCTGACGCCCATATCGTCAAGATCCTTGTAGTAGCGGGAGGATGCCGCGAACCATTCGGCCACGAGCTACTGAACCTCCTTGTTGCGGTAGTAGTCGTCGGCACCTTCGGCGTGTGCAGCCTTCCGCCATTCACGTTTCTCGGCGGATTGCTGCACCTCCTCGTGTTCGCGTGTGTGCCGGTTGATAGCGGCCATCCAGCCGACGAACCCGTACACGCTGGTTTTGGGGACAGGGTGGCCGCAGGTAGCGCACACCCAGGTTTCGATGTCAGGGGCGCTCACTGGTGGTCCTCCGCCCCATCAACGAACGACCGGATCGTGCGTTCAACGACACCCATCCGTTGAGCAACGACCTGTGCGCACACGGCGCGACGGGCGTCCATCTCCCACTGGTAGCGGGCCTCTGCGTGCACCACGTCGGCGGCGGCGTTCAGTCCGGAGGTGCGGTCTAGGCCGTGTTGGCGGATCACTTCAGCAACATGAGCGGCGTGCTCAGCAGGACTGCCGATGCCCGAGGCGTACCCGCAGGTGCAGTCTCGGGTGGGGCTCACCATGTCGGACACGTACCGGTGTTGGGCGATGAGGGATTCCAGGGAAGGAACAGACATCACGCCTCCGCTCGAGTGGCAGCGCAAACCTGATCGCAGAGACGGAAGCACTCAGCCTTGAGCGCATCAACAGTCCAGACCTGCTCCCATGACGCCCCATGCCACATGGAACGCTCCTCTTCCTGCCACTTTCGACCGGCTTCGGAGATGTGGATTCCGACGCGGCCACGCAGTTCTGCGAGATCCCACGCGTCTCCGGTATGGGCTGTGTCGAAGCCGATCCAGCCTGAGCAGTCACCGCTGCCGTAGGTGATGCCGCCGTGGATGTCGAGCCCGTCGACGTCGACGGTGTGGCCGTCGGGGATGCGGGCGTATCCGTTGAGGACGCCACTAATGGGGGCTTGGTAGATGGCCCACCGGATGTCGTTGTGGACACCCTGGTAGAGCGGGTCACGTCCCTTGAACGGAACGTCGCCGCTAGAATCTGTCATGGCTGAACTCCTTGTCAGTTCGGTCAGTGGCCGGGGTGTTCACAGCACCCTGGCCACCCCTCATTCTACCCCCGGTGGTGGGTGTTTCCTGTTGTGCCGCAGCGTGTTTGCGGGGCCTACCGGGTGGTTTGGGGTCGATCATGCCCATCGCCTCCAGATCATCCCGGACTGTGTTGCGGTGGCAGCCCACACGCTTCGCGATCTCCGGGATGCTGTCGCCGGCATGGAACAGCAGGCCCACCTGGATTTGCCGTCGCGCCTTCCGGGCTTCCGTCTCCTTCACGGCAGCCCCCGCCCCGTGTGACTGTTGTGCTCCTCGGGCCGCTGATTACGCCGTTCGTTCCATCGCCAGACGAGCATCCCGGCGGCCACGAGGATGGCGGTGCGGGTGATGATCCCGGTCATGACTCATCACCGAGGATGCGGCGGACCTCGAGGGTGTAGTAGCACTCCCGTTCTCCGGCCGCCCATTCCCGCACCTGCCGGATGGTGGCGAGAGCAGCATCCCGTTCAGCGCGTAGCGCTTGTGCCTTTACTGCACCCTCGGGGCCGGTACTGCTACGACCGAGCGGAACTTCCAGAGCCCGTCCTAGCTCCTGTAGTCCTGCGATGACCGGCAGCGCTTCGTCTTTCCACCGTTGCAGCTGGTCGTGTTCTGCGAGTAGTTCGGCGAGCAGACCCTTCACGAGGTCTGGCACAATCTCGTCGGCGTCTGTCGATGTGATCCCGTACTCGTCCCAGTGGGCCAGTAGCGTTCTGGCCTCGTCTGCGATGCTCACCGCTCACCCCGCAGCAGGCCCACGGCGTCGAAGCAGGGTAGGCCCTGGTCCCCGGAATGCGGTGTGAGGTCCTGATGCAGCGGGCACCACGATGAGTGATTGGCGCGCAACTCCACCTTCTCCACCACATCGTCTGCGGTGGCCGCAGCCCGGTATCGGGCGAGTTCGGCAGCCAGCTTCGGATACTCCTCGGGGAAGACGTGTCCGAGGTTGCGGGCGTTCATCAGAAACGGGGCACGCTGCTCGTCGGTGAGTTCATCCCACGGTTCGACGCCACCGCCCGGGTCTTCGCTCGGCAGGTTCTCGTAGATCATCTTGGCGACGGCCAGGGTTTCCGGGTACTCCACATCGTCTGTGGTGGACTCAGATTCGAGACGATCAGCCTCAGCGCGGAGCCAATCCGCAACCGAAGCTGACATGGGAGCACCGATGAGAACGTCTGCCGCGAATCTCAGGTGTGCGGGGTTGCTGGCGTCTGGTGTGCGGGCTTTTTCCGCTTCCGCCCGCCAGTGATCACGCTCAGCTGCGAGGGCGTCGATCCGCTGCATGATCTGGTCGGACATGGACTTTCCACACTCTCGCGTGTGGCGGTAGATCTCAGGGTGACGGAGTATCCGGTGGTAGGTGTCAGCCTGTTGTCTCAGTGGAGAGTTGGGCCGCAGTTCCCGTTCCAGTTCGGCGATGCGTGCCTGCGCTTGTTCCAGTAGTCGCCGATCCACCAGCCGGGTCACACGCCCGTAGCCGTCTGTGGTGGAGGTGTCGTAGATGATCGGCGGATCACCAACAGGACCGAAACCGATGTCAGACATGGGAGCCTCCGAGTGCTCTGCGGGCGGCGGACACGGGGCATTCGAACCCGTCAAGCTCGGTGAATCCGTGAGCCTGGCAACCGCCGTGATGATCTAGACGGCAAGGCTCGTCGTCCACGAAGTTGCCCAGCAGGGAGCGCAATCCGTCGACCTCCCGGTGGGCGAGGCCGACCATCTCCCAGGTCGGTTCGGGCGGGCACTCATCAGGCGACCAGCACTCCACGGCCGCCTGAGCCGCGTCGGTGTGCCGAGAACACAGCTCCGCGTACGTCGTGGGCGCGGTGTAGACGTGTCCGGTTGGCGTCGTCTTCGGCCACTCGCGCTCGCCGCTCATCTCTGCTCCTCCGCGACATCGGCAGCAGACGCCAAAGCGGATGCAAAATAGCGTGCAGCCTCGGGCGAGATCGGCTCCTCGGGCTCGCCGTCGTATTCGAGCTGAACCTCGTCGTCCAATACGCGGACGAAATGTGGACCCTGCTCGATCTCCCATCCGACCATCGGTTCTTCGCGGCAGTGGTCGTAGGTGTCCGTGGGCTCCGCTTTGGGTAGTAGGTGGTAGTGCTCGGCCAGAGCAGCGATGACGTGCTCGGACCACAACGTGATGGCGGTCTTGTGCGGTGTTGACGATCCTGGTTGACCAGCCGCACCAGCAGTACGCCGTCCCAGCGATCGTGCTGTGGTCCTGATCGCGGTAGCGGTGTTTCGCCGCTATCTCTGCGGGTGTTGGGGTGTCAGACATTGCTTTCACATCCCGTCTTCATGGGTGGCGAGGATGGTCCAGGGGCCGTGGGCATCCAGCGGGACGATCCGGTTGTGCTGGTCGTACCAGCGTCGGTCTACACACAGTTGTGCGGTGGTGTGCCCACTGGTGCTGACGACGCGGATCGCGTTGGTGCCGCGAAGATCATCGAGCTGGGCATAGGTGTCAGACATCGGACCCCTCCACGATCGTGATCGCACCGATGACGTACTCGACATCGCCATAACGGTCGGGATCGACCTCAGCCTTGGCCTGGCGGTACGCCTGGTGGTTCAGCGGGCCGTCGATCCTGGGCCACACGGAACCTGCTGGCTGGTAGTCGAACTCGCCGGGACGAGACCGGTCGGGGCGCTTTGCCAGCACGACGTAGCCGACGGTTGGGGTGTCACTGGGCATCGGAATCACCTTCAAGCTCAGAAGAGGAATAGAGGAGACGGGCTGTGTCGCAGGGCCACGATGTGTGGCAGGTGATGCAGCGGCGGTAGTCGGCGGACGGAATGCGAGTCGACTGGATGTGCAGCTTCCGCACCGGTGCAGCCATCTCACGGGCAGCAGCGATCGCGAGTGCCCCGAGACCGTCGTGTTCAGCCGACTCGACTGTCGACACCAGGCGGCCTACGTAGCGGGCATCCCACGCTCTCTGTGCGGCGGCGATTGCTGGATCACCCGACATCAGAACCACCAGCCTCAGGCAGCTCAATCCGGGCCGAGATGATCAGCTTCGTGCCCTCAGGGAAGTCCTCGGCGTACGCCTTAAACCCCGGCCCCGACACAAACCCGGGACCCTTGCCCCAGTACAGATGGTCCAGGTGCGGATACTTTTCACTCTTGCCTGCGACCAGCACTGTCGACCGCTCACGGTTAGTGCCCGACAACACTTCCTCGGGGTGGGTGTGCCGGACGCAGCGGTACGGTTTCTCGGCATAGCGCCGCCGGATGTCGGTTTCCTCGCGCCGCGTGTCAGCGGTCGTGTAGGTGGTGTAGTTGCATCCGCTTTCGGCGCAGACCAGGCGGATGTTGTAGCCTTTGCGCGCCATCAGTACACCGCCCCGGTGGTGGTGATGTCGCCGTGCCGGTCACGCACAACCAGACGCCACGGAAGGATTTCGAGGTCGTTCGCTGCCGTCCGACCCAACGCCGCTGAGCCTGCGAACGTGTTGCCCACCTCATCAACGAATCGTCCCGAGTACTGGGCGTCGATGGCGTTGAGAGCCCCCGACTTCCGGTTGTAGCCCTCACCCTGAGCGAGGATCTGACCGTTGCGGGACCTACACCGCCAACGCCACTCGGTCTCGTACGCCGGCGGATAGAAGGTCGGCTGCTGATCGGCGGCAACGGCCTGCTCGGCATACACCTCGATGGTGCCGCGGTACTGGGCAGGCCTTCCCTCGAAAACGATCACTGGGCACCACCCGTGTACGCATCGACAGTCATCAACAGCGCCGGCCACACGTCGCGTAGCCATCGCGCCTCATCCGCCAACAGGCTGTGCGCAGGCTGGGTAGTCCACACGCAGCCGAGACTGAAGAACACGTCGCCGTCCTCGTCAACCTCGACGGTGAACCCACGGGCACTGTCCGGCATCCGCCACCTGAACGGCGCCTCGATCTCGTCATCCCAATCGCGTGGGTCCGTCAACGCCTTGATGGCGTCATTGCTCGTGCTCATTCCTGGCCCCCGTCCTCGACAAGCGACCGCAACCGGGCAACCTCGGCCGGGTCTGATTCCGTCGCCTTGTCCAGCCACTCAAGCGCTTTCGCTTGATCTTCCGGACTCAAGCCGCCAGCCTGGACCTTCGCGACGAATGACTCCGGGATCGGCTTGTAGCTGGCGGGCAGGGGCTTGATGACGACTTTCTGCTTGCGGCCCCGAGACTCCGAAACCATGTGCTCGAACGGCCGATCCCCCGTCGGGAGATCACTCATGTGCGAGATCCGAATCCCCCCGACTTGGTCTTTCCCGAAGCGGACTGACGCCTCCCGGTACAGGGCGACTCTTCTCCCGATCCAGTCGTCTGACTCGTCACCCCACGCGTCGATGAGGATGCGGATCACGGTGAGTGGTGGTCGCCACGCACGACCATTGCCCTCGGTCAGGTGGATGTCATACTTCTGTTCCGCGCTACCAACTTTGACGTCGGCGATGGTGAACACCTTCGCCTTGCCGCCAACGAAATCATCAGCGTTCCATTGATCTGAGCGGGGTTCTGCAGTGATCTTCATGATGCTTCGAGCTCCACGTCGGGGTTGAGTTCAAACACGGTTCGTTCGGTCATGGGCATGCCGTCGACGGCCTCGGCGTAGAGGCGGATCATCTCGGCGGCGTTGGCTTCGAACTTGCGGACAGCGGCGACGATCGCGTTCTGCCACTTCGTATCCGGGTACACACGCTTGGTGAACATGTGCATGCCGCCGGCGAACGACACGTAGTCCAGCCACTTGCGGCCGGAGACGAGCAACCCAGCCTGGAGTTGCGGCATGTGCTCGACCGGGATCACACCAGCGATGACCGTCTTGACCTGATGCTTCGGTGCGCGTGACTTGATCTCGATCAGACCATCCGCCCCGACCAGGCCGTCTGGCGAGTAGCCGAGTTTGAACCCCCACCGATCCTCGATCATGAAGCCGGTTTCGGTGGCGGGTGTGTAGTGCTCGGAGTACACGTCGCGGGCGATGGGCTCGTCGATGACACCGCGCCACATGGCTTCGGTGGTGTAGGTGTCGACGACCCACCCGTTGATGCGTTCGGCGACCAGCAGTTCGGTGTAGCTGCGGCTGTTGTCGTTGCTGGCCGGTTCGATCACGGTGGCCGTGTGTGAGCGGGCATGCTCTGCGCGCTCCGGGTGCAGCGTCTTGATCGGCTGCCCCTTCTGACCGAGACACGAATCGTTCGCCGGCGCCTCACACTTGGGGCAGTCGAAGTCGATCGCACCCAGCTTGCGGACCGTCAGCAGGTTGGCGACAGCCGAGGCGGTGACGATGCCGCAGCGGGCCTCATACCACTCAGGTGAACGTTGCTCGACGTTGTGAATGGTCAAAGTCATCGTGTCGAGTTCCTGTCCTACTCGGATACGGCCAGCGGACTCACTGAGGCGCACGTGTTCGACGGTCCCCCAAGGGTCTTCACTGGTGGGCAACGTGACGTACACCTGCACGAGCGGGTCCGGATTGCGGGTGGCGGACGGTTGCCGCCAGTAGCGTTCGGAGTCTGTTTCGGGGTGGCCGATCATGATGCGAGTCCTCTAGCCCAACCCCACAGGTCGTCCTCTGTGTGGGTGTCGGGGTTGATGCCGGCGGCTGCGACGACGAGCGCGGAAACGATGCGGGTGGGTGCCCAGGTTTCGATGCGCGCCCAGCATTCGGCGGGGTCTGTGTCGCGGACGTCGCAGGCGAGTTCCATGACGTCTCGCATTGCTTGTCCGACCGCTTGGTGTGGCTGGATGGGGAGCGGGATGACCGTGCCTGGTTGCGCTGTGGGATGGGAGGATTCGCGGGCTTTCCGGGCGCCCTCACAAACCGCCTTCTCCTGGTGCAGACGAAGAGTGATCTCCTCGGGTGTCAACCCTTTGGCGGTGAGGCGTTCCCACTCAGCGTTGTAGTCGTCGATGTTCACGATGCGGCCCTGCGCTCACGCCGCTGCATGCTGACGAGGGTGGTGAGTGGGAGTGGCGCGGGACGTCCGGCGCGGTAGTAGCGGCGAATGAGAGTGGTGGGGGTTTTGCCGATCCGCAGGCAGGCGTCCTCGACTGATGAGCCGCTGGTCAGGAGGTATTCAAACTCTTGGAAGTCGTCACTGATGTCACGGCGGCCGTCGGTCGACTGTCGGGCGTGTGCGGCGTCCCGTTCCTGGAGGAGTGGTCTACGTTCGCGTTCCGACAGTCCTCCGAACACTCCGAACCGTTCCCTGTTGTCCAGCGCCCATTCGAGGCACTGTTCCCGGACGTCACAGTGACCGCAGATTCGTTTCGCGTCTGCGGTGGACTCCCCTTTCTCGGGGAAGAACGCTTCGGGATCGGCCTGCGAGCAGGGTGCGTCGATGTGCCAGCGCGGGCGGGTGGAGATGCTGGCGAGGATGTCGGATACGTTGCGGTTGCGGTTGAGCAGGTTCGTGCCAGGGATTGCGTCTGCCGAACCAAGGGCCTGCTTCTTGTCGTCGATGGTTGTGCCAGCACGGTGACGGTCGGGTCTGGGTTCGCGGCTGGGCATGTAGTCGATGTGCATGTGGGTGCTCACAAGAAGCCTTTCGGTATGGGCTGGGCGGCGAGGAAGCACATGACGTGGTCTCGGGTGTCCCAGATCGACTGTTGCGGTTCGACGGTGAGGGCTCGTCGACCGTTCAGTTCGGTGAGTGTGGCGGCATATCCGTTGGCGGTGGCCTGGATTGAGGAGTGGTAGCCGTAGGTGTATGCGATGGATTTGAGGTCAGCTTCTGCCTCGATGAGGTCGCGGGCTCGCCGTCGGGCATCGATGTCGATGACAGTCACCGCAACACCACCTCCGCAGCACACGGCTCGCACAGGAGGACGTCTCGATGTGAGGATGCCGGCGACTCCGGGTACACAAGCCGACGTTTCACGAACGCCACCCGCCGGCCCTTCGGGTAGAACTTGTCGCACTTCGGGCACCAGCCGGGCTTGGGTGCTTCGAACGAGCCACGAACCTGCTTCGACGCCCACTCCTGGACTGCGGCACGAACACTCGGATCAACAGTCACGAGTCACCGCCGAGAATGCTGCGAAGAACGCGCCGTCCGGACGGTGTGAGATCCCCGTGGGACACCAACTCATCGAGAGCGGCACGGGCGCGCTTGATGTCATCTCGTGCTTCGTCGCGCTGTCGTAGCGTCTTGGCTTCCTGTCGCACCGAGTAGGCGTCCGACTTGTACTCGGTCTCAGCGATCAGCCATTTTGCGACCACCTGCGCTTGATCGAATTGAGCGAGCAGGGCGACGACATGACGGCGTCCTTCCGTGAAAGAGGGGGCGACATTCAGCCATTCGCGGGCATCATCGGCGGCGCTCATTGTTCTCCTCCGTCCGGAGGCAACACCCGCAACGCCCGACCCACCACATCCCGGTCGTCATCTTCACGAGGAGGAGTGGGCAGACAGAACGCCACCACCGTCATCAGCCCGAACAGCGCGATGATGGTGTACGCCAACACCGCCGACGAGTCCGCGGGCGGGAACGTGCCCGCGAACCACAGGACGAACAGCAGATACGCGGGCACTCCGATGATCGCCTTCACGACGCCGCCCTCCCCTGCTGGATACGACGCAACGTCCGCGACCGCGACGACAACCCCGACGGCGTGTCCAACTCCACCGGCTCCTCATCCGGAACCGCCCGCAAACGACGCTGAATCTCTGCGACATCCTCACGATTCAGCAACCACTCACCACGCTTGCAACGCTGAGACCCCAACCCGCGGAACAACCCACCAGCCTCAAGGTGTCTTCTCACATACCGTGCGGACAGCCCATACAGCGGGTCATCCTCGGTGGCAACGAGTTCTCTGATGGGCTTCCCGATCACGACGCCTCCCTTACGGGCCGGTAGTGGGTTTCTATGCGTCTCGCTTGGTCGTCCAATGCCATTGCGAGGTAGCGGGATTGCTCGGCGGTGAGGTGCAGGTCGGTGCGTTCATCCCCCGGCCCCACCACAACCACCCGCAGGACGCCGTGGCTGTTGGTGCCGATCGACACGAAGACTGGTCCGTGGCAGGTATCGACGTGGATCGCCGGCGCCTCAGACAGATGCATGTGCGTCACGACGCACCACCGATCAGTGGCTCCCAGATCGAGACGATTGTCTGCGCGCGTTGGGTCAGCCACGCCCGCACATGCGGTTCATCGTCGGCAGTCACCGAGACGGTCACCGACTTATTGAAGGCCTTGCGCTGCAACATGAAGTAGATGCTGAGCTCGTGTTTCTCAGTTCCGTCGGGGTAGTCGTCCGGGTACTCGATGTGCCAGGCGTGCCAGTCCCACCGGAACACCAGATTCAGATCGGGGTCGGTGGGTCCCCATGCGTCGATGAAGCTCTGCCACGAACCGTGTTGTTCCCACACGTCGAGGTGGCTGTGCCGGTCAGGGGATGCGAGGTAGTTGCCGTCCCCGCAGTAGTACGGGTGGTCGTACTCCCACAGGTGCTTGTCGGTCATGCGTCGACCGCCGTTCCGACGAGCCGGCGAATAGCGTTCTCACCGGGCGGCGTGACGTACAGCGTCTGCCGCACCTGGTTGTTGTGGTGACGGGGAGCCTTGTGCTGCGCGATCAGCCGGAACCACTGCTTCTTGTCGGCGTAGCAGCGCCACTCCCACTCCTCGACCACCCGATTGTGCTTCTTGGAGAACCGCTTCCCGATCAGCGTCTTGTAGATCCACCGCTTCTCGACGAGGAGTTCACGCAGCAGGGACTCCGACATGTTGAGTTGGTTGGCGACGGTGCGGAACAGGATGCAGTCGTCCGGGGAGACGAACCGGTCGACGTACTCGGCTTTCGGCTCGAGCTCGCGCGCGTAGGATTCCGCCGCCTCACGGGCTTCGAGTTCCTGGGCGTAGGCCCGTAGGGCTTCCGGCAGGCTCTGCGGGACAGGGAACTGTGGTTGCTGCGCGCGGCGGAGCTCGATGAACGCGTGGACGAGACGCTTCTTGAAGGCGCGGACGATGTCGTTGTTACGCATGTAGGTGAGGAGCAGGGTTGCCTGCGCCTCGTTGAGGATGGCGATGACGACGTTCCCGCCGCCGTGCTGGGCCTCTGGTCTTGGTCGCGTTTGAAACGCGACCCCTCCGAACTCCTCGAAGTCCGCGATGTTGTTGCGGACCAGCTCGAGGACGTTCTTGTGTTGGTTGCCAGTTCCCTCGGCGATGACCAGTGAGGTGGTCGTCGGTTCGCCGTCATCTCTGGGAGTGACGAGGGGGGTGATATCGTTGGTCACGAACTTCCCTTTCGTTGTTCGTTGCCCGCCTGGTGTTGCACCACCTGGCGGGCTTTTTCATTGCTGGGGTTTGGGTGCCCCGGACGCTTCCTCGACGTCCGGGGCCTGCGCGACCGCCTGGGCCTGTGAGAAACCCGAGCCGCGCTCAGCACACCCACACGTGGTGGGCCTGCTGTGATCCGTGAACCGCGGTGTGAAGGTCGCGGTGAGAGCGGCACTAGTACTTGGCAAGTATGTGCCTAGCGCTAGGCGCCTGTCAAGCGAATGACAGCCATGTATTTCCGCAGCCAGCGGCTTTGATGCAGAATCGGGAGTGTCAAATGGTAGGCGGGCATAGCCGGGGCGGAACGCCGATGCAGCCCAAAATGCGGTAGTGCGGGCTAGGCGGCACGGAAGGTGCAGGCATTGCGAGGAACAGACGGTGACCGACAGGCTCGTAACGTGCCCACACTGAGCGAGCTGATCACCGAGCGAAAGACGCTCCGCGGCTTCTCCTACGCCGACCTCGAGAACCGAGCCGACTCTGTCATCTCACGACAGCGCTGGCAGCAACTCGGGACGGGTGTGCGCATCAAGGAGTTCCCCGAGCCGGCAACGATCGAAGCGATGGCGGCAGCCCTCGACGTCGACGTAGCCGAAGTGGTCCTGGCCGCTGCACGCTCGATCGGGCTCAACGTCCAACGGGGCGCACAATCCGACCTTGCTGCTCGCCTTCCCTACTCGGCCGACAAGCTCAGCCCGGTCCAGCAGGACGCGATTGTGACCCTCGTTCGTTCCATAACGGAGGTCCACGATGTCGTTCCTGCTGATTCGTCCTCGTCGTCGCGAGCACCGCGCAAAGCGAAGCAAGGCAAGAAGATCACTCGCAAGGCCGCAGCCTTGACATCCCCCGATCAAGACGACGAGCTTGCCAAACGCCGCAACCAAGGCCGAAACTTCGAGACCGATCCGATCATCGAGGATGACAAAGCGGCGTACCCCGGCGATGACACCCCCACTGATTACGAGCAGCAAGCCGGTCCGGATACGGAGTCGCAGGATAGAGAAGACGGAGATGCCGAAGAGTGAGTCGCACGACGGACTGGGTCATCGAACACGAAGAGCGGATGATGATCGAGAGCGGCTACTACGACCAGCTGATTGAGCCAACCCCTGACCCCGCCCCTCCGCCGAAGAAACCTGCCCTCTACGTCTTCATGGACGAGTCCGGTGACATGACCTTCGACAAGAAGGGCACACAGCATTTCGTGCTGTCGGCGGTACTGACCGATGATCCGTGTCCGTCGGCCGCGGTCATTCAGGCGCTCAAGTATGAGCAGATGTCGAAGGGCAGCGATCACTTCGAGTTCCACGCGACGGAGAACTCGACCGGGACCCGGAAGCGGGTTGCCGATGCGATCTCCACGATCGACACCATCAGGGTGCACTCACTGTGGATCGACAAGGCGTATGCCCACCCCTCAAAGCAATCGAAAGTGGCACTGTTCTCGCTGTTCGGTCAGGCGATGGGCAGGTACATCGGGCTCTGTTACCAGGGCCGGTACTCGAAAATCGTCATGGTTTTCGATTCGGTGTTGACGAAGAAAGAGCAGGGCGCGTTTAAGAGCGCAGTTGTGCCGCAACTCAAGCAACTGGATGCGGAATTTCGGCTGCTGTTCCACCCCGTGAAGTCGGAGCTGAACGGCCAGATTGCCGATTACTTCTCGTGGTCATTGTTCCGAGAGCTAGAGAGCAATGATCCGGAACCTCGCGCACGCCTGAAGCCTGTTCCGTGGACCAACTTCAACCTGTTCCAACGAGGACACACACGGTACTGGGAGAGATGACCACCCCGCCTACCCAGAGGGAAAGCCCAGGGGCTCTTGTCGGCGGGGTGGAACGTTTGCCCAACACGGTAACACCACCAACAGACACAACGCAGCCAACACGAATCACAATGGCGTAACTCCTGGTCAGCGGCAGTTCTGTCGGTGTGGTGACCTAGCTTCGTCGGCATGAGATATCACCCCTGGCAGCACGCCCACGACCTCGGGTTGACGATCGAGTTCGTGCCCGGACTGCGGCCCCGCGCCACCTACGCCGCTGGCCTCGTGCAGATCCGGGCCGGGCTCTCGCAGCGCGAACGTAGGTCTGCACTGGCTCATGAACTTGTGCATTGCGAACGTGGAGACGATGGTGTCGCTTGCTCCCGTTGGCACCTACAGAAACTTGAAAGACAAGTTCACCTGACGGCCGCCAAACGATTGATCACAATCGACGAATTGGCGGACGCCGTCATTTCCGAGCCGGACTATGCGTCTATGTCGCAGAAACTCTGGGTGGACGACTACACATTCCGGTTGCGCCTTGCCTATGTCACCGAGGATGAGCGCGCCGCGATTGCTCACCTGTGTCCAGATGAGTGGAGGATCGCATGACTGACGACAGACAGATCGCGGGTGTGATGAGGGTCGACGGTGAGGTGGTGTGCGTTCGTTACACCGACGGCCGGCCGCGGGTGCGTGACGTCCAGGACGCCGCGGCCGAGCTCCCCGATCCCGATGGGCCGGAGTTCGGGGCATGACTGACGAGGAACGCCGCATGCTCGACCTGGCCGGTCAGAGATGGAACTACCCCGGGTCTCTGGAGCAGCGGGTGCGCGACGAGTTCGGTATCAGCCTCACCCGCTTCTACCAACGGGTCAATCAACTCATCGACACCGAGGAAGCCTTGGCCTACTCCCCCGTCGTTGTGAACCGGCTCAGGCGTTTGAGGACTCGCCGGCCTTAGCCATGGCGGCGCTGATCGCATCCGCCGCTTGAGCGTGGGACGAACGATCGAGGGTGTCGGTGCAAGGCCATAGAATGAGCGTGACCGGGCAGGTGCTACCAACACCGACCCGGCCACTACCCACTCGCTTGACTCAACCAAGGAGGGGCACATGGAGCGTATCTGCTCACAGCCCGACTGCTCACGCCGCCATTACGCCCGCGGTCTCTGCAAGATGCATTACCTACGCGTCTGGACGGCGGGGACCCTCGACCAGCACACGCGGACGCTTGTGACGCACGGAGCCAGTCTTGATGAACGTCTGAGGCACACGGGTTGGACGGTCACCGAGTCGGGGTGTTGGGAATGGAACGGCTCCCGAAACGGAAATAACTACGGTCAGTTGGCCACAGGCAGACATGCAGGCGACGACCCTAAGCGAACAGTGCCGATGATTGCATCGCGCGCCGCGTACACAGCGTGGGTGGGCGTAATCCCGGACGGACAGGTAGTGCGTCATCGGTGCGACAATCCCCCATGCATCAACCCGGAACACCTATGTTTGGGCATGCCGGTCGATAACACGAACGACGCTGTGGAGCGCAAGCGGATTGCCAACGGGGAGCGCAAGCGTGCCCAGGTGAAACTGACCGATGCTCAGGTCGCGGAGGTCCGCCGGCGCGTAGCCAGCGGCGAGACCAGGCTTGCACTCGCCTCCGAGTTTGGGGTGTCACGGTCCCTGCTGTCGATGATCGTGGCCGGCAAGCGCCGCAAGTCTCCCACTAATCCAGCATTGCCCCGATGACTTTCGCGGCATCCTCGAATGAGCCTCGGTCGATGTGGGAGTACACATTCGCGGTCACGTTCACCGACTCGTGTCCGAGGTGTCGGGACACCACCAGCAGCGGGATGCCGTTCTTGATCATCCAGCTCGCGCAGGTGTGGCGGAGGTCGTGGGGTGAGCAGCGGACGGGCGCTTTCTCCATCGCGGGCTTCCATCCGCCGTCGTAGTAGCGGCTATAGGTGACTCGGTCACCGTTGGCGTTGGTGAACAGCAGGGTCTTCTTGGGTCGGTCGAGATCCACAACGTCGAGTGCCTGTTGCGGGAGGTTGATGGTGCGGCGCCCAGCTTTGCTCTTGGGGTAGGCGAGGCGGGAGTCTTTGGTGCCGGTCCACTTCCATGCTTTGGAGATGCGGCACAGCGACCCATCAATGTCGCCGACGGTGAGTGCGGTGGCCTCGCTGAACCGCATGCCGGTGGTCACCAACCACTGCGTGAGCGGTCTCCACTGTTCGGGCATGGCCTCGTACAGGGCGTCCCATTCCGCGCGTGACAAGAAGACGGGTTCCTCGATGGGGTCTTTGCGTGGCAACCGGGTGTGGTCGCACGGATTCTGGGTGAGTTTCTGTTCCCGCACCGCCCGTCCCAACACCGCCGACAACAGACCGTGCTTGTTGGCGATCGTCTTCCCCGAATTACCGCGGCCCTGCAACTCTTTCACCCAAGCGGCGATGACCGGTTCGGTGATCTCCGACAGTGGTAGGGGTCCGATGGATGCGAAGTCTTTCCCGATGATGGCCTTGTAGCGGCGGATGGTGCCAGGCTCTACACCGATCAGGGAGTCGACGTGGTGTTCTGCGGCTTGAGCCAGGGTGGTTTCGTTGCGGTGGGTTTCGACGACACCGAGGATGGTCATGGCGCGTTCGTGCCCGAACTTCTCCACGTTGAGTCGGTGGCGTTCGGCCGCTGTGAGTGAGTCGAAGGTGAGTGCGCGTTGCCGGCCCTCATGCCGCCACTGCACCTTGTAGAACTCGGTGCCGTCGGAACGGACACGCGTGTACAGGGACGCCATCAGTCGGGCCAGACGCAGTGGATGAGTTCACGATCGGAGTCCCAGTGGTCCAACCGAAAGACCTGGCCTGACGACTCCAGGTGCAGGAACGACCCCATCACCACGATGCGCTCCTGGCGAGGGTCCTCGATACGAGCACCACGCACACGGCCAGCGACGATCTCGCGCACCTCGTGGATGCTGATGGTCATCGCCCAGTCCTGAGGGATGACGGTGCCGCTGCGTTCGTAGAAGCAACTGCACTTAGCGTTTCGCGGCATGGGGTAACACCTCCGGGAGATCGTGCCACCCCAGTCTAGCTGGGATGTTTCCCGGAAGTGTTTCCTTCCAATGCTCCGCGTGTCTGACCTGCGGATTTCGGTGGAGCTAAGGGGACTCGAACCCCTTTACAGACTGGCATACATGCAGGTCAAGAGCAGTTTTACCCCGAAGTGGTGACCAGAGGTGGCAAGGGGCTGACCAGGGGTTATGTGGGGGTCGTGTTGACCCAGGAAACATCGAGAAACACGCCCGTCGCGAGTCTTCCAAACTAGCTACGCGGGTTCGATTCCCGTCACCCGCTCTAGGTCAGACCACACACCAGGGTCCGACTACAGCCACAGATACAGCCAACGCCCCGGACTACTACAGCCGGGGCGTTGGTTCGTTACAGCAGGCGGTCGGCTTCGCGCAGACAGCCGGGGCAGGTAACCCGAGCGATGGACGTGGTCGTACGGCGGGGGCGACCGGTGTACCCGGCCATTCGACTGATCGCACCGCCAGTTCCCCTGCCGCAGCCAACGAGACCAGCGGCGCCGTACTCGTGCACATACTCGTCAGCCCACTCAGTCGACGGCTCCAGGGTGGAGACCACGTGGGCGTAAACGCCATCCTCGCCGAAGTCGACGTCAACGACTTCAGGACGTCCGCCGAACACTACAGCGACGGTACCGTTGCCGAACTCCGGCGGCATGCCCTTAACGTGCACTCGGTCGCCCACCTTGAACTCAGGCATCGGACGGCTCAGCTAGGAAGTCATATGGGGCCTTCGTCTGCCACTGCGGGATGATGTGCCGAGGGTCATCCATGTTGGTCACATCGAAGTACTGCTCCTCGGCGGGGTTCGTGCTGGCCTTGAAGAACTCAAACCCTGTGGCATCAACCACCAGTGCCGGGGCGGGGATGGATTCGAGTTGACGCCAGGCCTCGGATGAGGGGTTGGTCTTCTGCCAGCGGTAGTCACGCTCGTCCATCAGTAGTCCTTCTCCCAGTCGCGGAGCTTCGATGACTTCACCCGCCGGTCCAGGCGATGCGAGCGAACCTTGATGCCCTTCATCACCCCGGACCGTTTGAACCGGCACATGCAGCGGTACCAGCCCGAGGCCAGATCCCATTCGTCAGCGGTGGTCTTGTGCTCGCTACGCATTGCGCATCCCTACCGCGAGTGCGCTCAGCGCGATACACAACGTGACAGTTCCAGCAATCGCGAACAGTCCGCGGCGGGTCTCACGTCGATCCGCGCCGATGAGCATGAACAGCAGGACGAGGGTCGCAAGACCGGAGAAGAGCGCAGCGAGGGTGGCGGCTGTAGTCGCCGCTTCGTGCCAGTTCACTGCTTCCCCTCGGACTGGTTTCCCTCGCGCTGCTGGCGGCCGATCTCGATCCGGTATTCGCGTTCAGCCCCTGACCGCAGAACATCACTGATCGTCTGGCCCCGACGCTCAGCCACCCAGCGCAAACGCTCCCAGTCGTCATCCGACATTCGGATGCCACGCTTGGGCGTCTTCGGCTGGTTCGGCATGGCGCCGATTATCGCAGATGTACCCACACCTCTAGTCCCTCCATGTGACGTCGTTACTGGTCATCGTACCAGGTGTGCCCACACCTGGACCCACACCACGCTTGACAGGTGTGCCCACACCACTTACCGTTGTCTCCCATCGGGTGGACCCACACCCGAGGAGCAAACATCGAGCTTAGGAGAGCTAATGAAGCGCAGTGTGGTTGCCGCGGCAGGTGCGGCAGTGGTGTGGGCAGGCTTGCTCGGCGGGGTGGGTGTCGCGGCCGCAGCGGAGAAGCCGTGTGTGATGCCGGTCGCGGGTGGTGTGGCGCCGTGTCCGCCGCCGATCGTGTCGACCAACGGTGACTCCATCGGCGGTGGTGCGAACACTGATCCGGTGAACATGGGTGATCTGCCGCGCACTGGCCCGGACTACAGCTACGAGGCGCCGTCGTGGGAGAAGACCCCCGAACCGGAGCCCGAGCCGGAGCCGGAGGAGCCTGCCGAGGAGACTCCCGCCGAGTAGCCCCGGAACGGACGAAAGCGCCCCACCTGGTGTTGAGGTGGGGCGCTTCGTGTTCAGCGGTAGTAGCCGTCGTCGGTGCTGGTCTGTTCGTCTCGCCAGTCGCAGATGCGGTCGGCTTTCTCGTTGGCTTCTTCGATGGTGGTGGCCATGATGACCATTCCGGCTCCGCGGTGGTTGGTGATTCGGTGGGGGCTCATGTGGTTCTCCTGGGGTGGTGTCTGCCTGACACCGCCGACGATACATTCCGGAACTGTATTGTGCAAGTGGTGTTCCGTTGTGGCGCAGAAGATTACGCCCGAGATTGGGGTGTTGACACCTGACAGTCCGGCACTGTATAGTTATGGGTGCAAGGACAACTACAGAGAGGAGGTGAAGCTGGTGGACAAGGTGGACCTAGCGCTCGCAATCGCGGCGCTCTCGGCCATCCTGCAGGCCATCACGGTCTGGCAGAACCGAAACCGCGAATAGCGAGCGGCCCGGGGGTAGAGCAAGTACCCCCGGGCACCCACCAATAATGCCACCAGCAACACACCATGAACACCATCAAAGATCGAGGAATCCAAGCAAGCGTCGTCACCGCCGGCATCCTCGCCGTCGTCACCGCCGTCGCCTACAGTCCCCCACTCCTCGCAGTGTGGGCAGTGTGGGCCGGCGTCACCGTGTGGGCGATCTACGAGGCACGGCGCAAGCATGCCCGGGCGTAAACCCCGGCACTACCTGTCGCAGCGGCAGGTGGCCGAACGCATCGGCGTCGTGCCGTCAGCGCTCGGCAGGTACAAACTCCCTACGCCCGATGTGACGATCGGGCCGGTCGACGACGACGGCACCATCCCCCGCGGCACTGTGCGGGGATGGCTGCCGGAGACCATCGACGAGTGGAATGCGCACCGGCCTGGCCGAGGCGCCCGCACCGATCTACGCGACTAGAAACACACGAACAGCCCCCGACCTCAGTGGAGGTCGGGGGCTGTTGCGATGAGCCACCACGCGGCGAACACGCAGACGACGATGGCGAGGATGTCCAGGAGCATGGAGGTTGGACGCACCCGACGGCCAATCGGTTCCGCCGACTTTGATCGCACTTTGGGGCGACCGACAACCTGTCACATCCCCCAAAGTCACCGCACGGGACAATGGGCCCGGTGATGAACCGTGAGGTGCTGCGCGCCGCATCCGAGGCTGTGCACTCCCTGATGCGCAAGCAGCAGGCGAACCGGCAGGCTGCGACGGATGGCGGGTGGGTGCCGCCCGACGCTGTGCTGGAAGCGTTGGGAGTGGAGTGCGATGAGGTGATCTACAGCCAGCGCGCCGAAGCAGCCGATCTGGCTGACCGGTTGGCCGCGGTACTTGGCGACGACTGGGAGCCATGACCGCCCGCTACTTCACGTTATGGGCGGGTCAAAAGGCGCCGGCGATCGTTCGACCGAAGGAAAGTTCTGCGGTTCACGTCCCGGACCTCGACAGCCGGTGGACAGTGAGGGCCATGTCCAATTCGAAGTCTCTGAAACTGACACCGGAGGAGATACTCCGAGCCGCCGAAGAAGCGCTCTCGACGGCCGAATTCGGTTACGAAGCCCTCACGGGCGATAGGTCCGATTGGCGACGACCCGGACTTCGTACTGCGATCGCTTTCGGAAATTCCGTGACCGAAGCGTTGAGGAAACTCCGCAGCCACGCCCCCGATTTCGAAGAATGGTACGCCCCTCGAACCGTCGTTCTGGCCGCCGATCCTGAGCTTAAACGCCTGTACAACATGCGGTCAGAGATGCTTCACGAGGGCGTCCTCGTGTCTGGGGTGAACATCGTCGTCGGTGGGCCGACGTCCATCACGATCGTGGTTGATGGAAACTCGGTGCCAGCAGAGCCACTGATTCGCCGGTACCTCGACGCTCTGGCCGTCATCGTGCGAGATGCCCGGGAGGAGTTCGTCCCAGCTCCTACAACGTGAGTCGCGCGGGCAGGTTCGCAGCCGTCGCCATCGCCGCGGCGCCCGTCGCGTTCGGGTGGGTGCCGTCGGTGGTGTAGTCGTTCTTCCACTTGCCCGAGTTGCGCGCCGTTTCGACCGCATCGGCAACCTCGACATGACCCTTGAGCGGAGCCGGGTTCGACCGAATCCACGCGTTGATCCCGACCCGAACGGCCTCGCGACCCGCAGCCTGCACCGTCTGGCCCTCGGGAGTCGAGTAGGTGCCGGTCGTGACCGGGGTGAGCGTCGACTGGTAGACGTCGAGCCCCATCGCTGCGAGGCCGTTCCAGATGACGAGCAGGTCAGCTTGGAGTTGCGCGATGGTACGGTCGCCCTTCACGTCGTTGATGCCGTAGCCGACGACGGCGTGCGTGCAGTACCGCGCGAGCTGCCACCGGCCGAGACGTCGGTTGTTGCCCGGCATGTACTGCTGCGCGGTTTCACCGGCACGTGAGGCGTTGATGTAGCCGACCTCGTTGTTTAGCGACCGGCACACCCACCCACCGTCGGTCGTCGGCTCGGCGCCGGCGTCACCGACACCCTGCATGATCGAATCGCCCGAGATATACAGCGCCGCCGTCGGCTCGTACGGGATGCCGATGATCGCGGTCGGACAGAACACGTTGGCGCCGTTATTGTCGGGCATGTTCCCAATGTCGACAGTGTCGGTTGCCGCGCCGCCGTCACCGACCGACGTGTTGAGCATGGCCCCGATGGGCCACTTCTCACCCATCGTGGACACGCTCACCATCTGCCGAGAACGGAAGAATCCGCCCTTCAGCACTTCCGTCGGCACCGGATCAGACAGCAGGAGTCCGCCGGGCTGATTCACGGCCAGGCGCCCGCCGTTGAAGAACGCCGGCACGATTGCGCCAGCCGAGTACTCAAAGGCTGCTTTGACGGTGATGGGGTTTGGCCCGTTCTCGCCCATCGCGGTGTTGCCGTAGAGCAGCTGGATGGAGTGGGCGTTGGCGGTGGCGAAGTGCCGCAGCCGGGTTGAGTGCAGTGTGGTCGTGCCAGCGGACAGAGATGCGGCTGAGGTGGTGGCCTGCCGCAGGTTGCCGGTCCGCGAGCGCGTGGCGACGACGATCGGTTTCGGTGCGGCCCACTTCATCCGCTTGCGGGCGTCGGCCTTGGCCATACCGAGGGTCACAGCGTCCATGGGTCAGGCCTCCGTCACGGTCGAAGAGATGGGGTTGCCGGCGCCGTCGTAGGTCCAGGTCTTGACGAGGCCCTGCGAGGTCTCGGTGTGGCAGGTGCCGTCGGAGTTCCACGTGTAGTCGGTGCGGACGCTACCGGCGATCGCGTAGTCGACCTGCCCGTTGCTGCCGTAGTGAATGGTGTCCTCGACGAGGGTTGTTGCGTCCTCGACGAGTTGCACGGCTTCGTCGCGGGCTGTTCGGGTTTCGTCCCGCAACACCGCCACCGCATTCACAACCGGTGGCGTGTACAGGTCCGGGTCGTAATCCTCGATCAACTCCTGCACCGTGTGCGAACCCGACGTGAGCACAACATCATACCACCTGGACCGGTAGTCCTTCGCCCCGAAGATGGCTTTCTGGATTTGGTACGGCCCTTCACCCAGCAGACCCGAGTCGTAGAACCCTGGGGCTGTCGGGTGGGTGGGTGGGTTGATCGGCACCATGATCGGCGCCGCATACACCGTCTTCCCACCCTCCTCACGATCGGTCGGAACCCGCACCCACAGTTTCGAATCCCGAGGCGGAAACCCCCCTCCAGGAAGCTGATACACACCAGTCAAACGTCCGGACATCAAAGATCCCTTCCTAAGTGAGGCGCACCGCAATAGACGTCCACGACCCCGACGCTGGGGTGGACAACGTGACAGGCGAACCCGCCCTATCAGCGACCGCCAAACAGTTACCGGTGGTGCGGCGATACTTCACCCGCACTTCACCATTCGACGTCACCGAATCAATCTCAGCCGACCCCGCAGAGAAGTCGAACCCCACCAACGTGCGGCCACCCGAACCCGTCGGCGTACCAGACGGGGCGTTGCTCGTGCCGCTCGCGGTGACACCACCCGACACCGACGACACCCCCGTGTACGAGACGACGGACACGATGTGCCCGGACGAGGTACTGCGGTCCACCTGGATAGCCCTCGACCCTGCTGTGAGGCCGGTCGCGTAGTACATGGCGGCGTTAGACGTCTTCCCCACCAACGACATGTTCACGCCGTCGACGCGGGCGGCGTTGGTGGTGTTACCGGCAACGAACACGATGATGGTGGCGTTCGCTGCCACCGTCAGATTGACGCTGGTGGTGGATGATCCCTCGATGACGGTGGAGTTGTCGTACGCGAAGTACGCCGCTGTGGCTGTGGCGGTACTGTCCACGACCGCCGAGTTTGATGCTGCGACGGTGTGGCGTGCCCGCGATAGAGCTGTGCCGTCCACCAGGGTTGAGCCTGCCGCCGTGAGGGACGGTACCGGAGTAGCAATATCGGTGACCGCCAGACTGTTTGAGGCGTTCAAGGTGTAGCGTGCCCGCCCATCCCCCACACCCGACACCCCAACGTTCTGTGCAGCCGCCAACGGAACACGGAGACCATCCAAGATGGTGGACTCCCCCGTCTCAATCGACTGCACCGCGGCCACTGTGTGCCGGACCCGCACCACCGCAACTGACTCCACCGCGAGTGTTTGGGTGGCGTCCGCGTTCACCGTCCCCACCGAGGGGACCGACGACGCCGACGACACCACAGCGATGTCCTGAGCGGCATCTACATCGATCAGGGGCCGGGACACCACAGGCTGAGCCACCACAATGTCTTGGGTGGCGGCCAGACTGTAGAGGGCTCGAGCACCCCCACCATCCGTCGCAGTAACGATGGCCTGCGTGGCGGTGAGGACATGCCGCGGACGGGAAACACCCGACTGCACAGTGTCGACGCTGTTCGTCGCGGTGACCGTGTACAGAGCTCGCACCACAGCGGTCCCCGACACCACAGCGGCCCCTGCCGCGTTCAGGCCAATAGCCAGCTTCCCCGCTTGGTCCACCTGTGCTGACTGCTCAGCGAACTCCACACCCAGCCGGGCATGAACCACCGCGGCAGCTGAGACCGTGAAGCTGTTGCCGGCGACCAATCGTTCCTTCGTCGGCGGCCGACGAGTCCGAAACCTCGGCACCGACGGGAGTTTCACACCCACCGACGGCGCAGACGGCAACCGCGTCCGCACGTGCGGGACAGCCGGCAACACCACCCCAACCCGGGACACCGGGACCGCCGTAAACACATACGGCCTGTTCGGGACCGGCGTAACAACCCGGCCCGCAAGAACAATCACGCTATGTGATGGTGATCGTGGGCGTCACATCGATCGTCGCGTTCGCCGACACCGTCGTTGACGGAATCGCCAACTTATCCAGATAGGTGCCCGACGTTTGCGCCGAATACACACCAGCAGCAACCACAGTCGTCGCCGGAACGTTGATCGACACCTTCGACCCCGTCATCGACCCCGACGCCGGAGTGCCCCACGTTGTCTGCTGACGCGCATACGCCGGGGTACCTCCGGACACCTCTGACGCCCCGGTTGATCCCGGGTCTGCGGTGTGCAGGGACAGCCAGGTGCCCTGCGCCGCATAAGCGTTCAGCATGGCTGTTTTCATCGCGTTCGTGGCAAGTGCCATGTCATTCTCCTTGTGATAGCGGGGGTTGAAACTGTCTGCGTCTGCGGGCAATCACCAGTCGTCGCCCATGTAGTGGCGGCCGCATGTGTCGCAATACGGCAAGCCGGGGCACCAGTGCTCGTAGGGTTCCTCTACCCACTCTTCGTCGAGGTTGTTCGTGTCGCCGAACTCAGGCGCCGCTTCTTTAGTGCTGCGGGTTTGGCTCATCTGGAAGTCGATGCGGAGTTCCTGCGAGGCATCGAGATCGACATGCTCACGCCCGTCGTCGTCGGTCCAGTGCCGGGTGCCGTTGTCGTCCAACCACTCAGACACGACGCACCACCTTCCCGTAGTAGAGCGGGTACTCCTGGGTGGGGGTTTCCGGCATCGACACCGTCACCAGAAAATGCGTGGCCTGCCCGAGAGCGGGGGCCAGGGTTTCCTGCTGCACGATGTAGTCGATCGACGGCGGCTCCACCACACCCGGGACGGTGAGTACCGGCGCCAACGAAGTCGACGTCTTCACCGGATCGCCCTTGTAGAAGTACAAAGTCGACGCCGCACCCACAGGCCACGACGTGATATTCCCCGACGACGCATCCACAGGATCAAGCGAAAACACCAAATCCGACTGCCGATACAGCGGCAGCTCAGCGCGGATACCCTCCCAACCCAACGTCACAGTCATGGCGTCTCCTCCTCGATCGTGATGTCCGCAGCAGTCACGTTGTCCAAACGCCCTGACGGATAGATCAACCCGTTGCGCCGCGCCATCACCGACCACCACCGTCGGCCAATGCCGGACGGAATCGAGTTGGTTGTGTCAGGCCACGTCAGCACCGGCACAGCACTCTCGGCGTTCGGGTCACCGAAAAACACCTGGTAGATGAAATGCGTGTCACCCTCATCTCGGATGGCCCGCAGCGTGTACCGGCCCGAACCCGGCACTGTCGCAGTGACACGGTCCGTGCGCGAGTTGTACGCACCCGTCTGGATACGCACACCCCCCACATCGGCGGTCAACCACACCCCATTGCCCAAACCAGACTGGCAGTGCACACCAACCCCGATGTCTTCCTCGTCAATCGACAGGTCGGCACCCACCTCCACAAGGTCCGTCGCCAAAGGCTGGTGGTACATCGCAGCAGCGGACGCATTCGCGAACGCGCTACCCGTGAACTCGACCTTGCCGTCCTTGATCCCGACACTCGACCCGTAGGTGATCCACCGGGTACCGAGACTCGCCCGGTTGAAGTCGTCGTAGAAGAACCGCGGTATCTGCGTCTGCCCCACATCGATACCGATCGACACGAACGGCGCCGGCCCGGTGTACATCGTGTCCCGCGTTGACGTCGCGATCGTCGTGGGAGCCGGCGTGGCGGAGGCGTTACGCGCGCTGCCGATTGTGTACGGACGGAACCCTGGCAGCGGAGTCGGGTTCGGAAAGTTGATGCCCGCCAGACTCACTGACCCCGACCCAGTCATCCGGAATTGAACATCGTAGATGTCGCCGACATCAGCAACAATGGTCTGCGACGACATCAGGTGCTGCATCCACCCGATCGACGAGAGCGACACGGGCACATCCCCGGCCAGGTTCGGCGATGAGTACAGCAACGAACTCGACCCGTCCTGCTCAAGCTTGTACACATCGAGGTTGAATGTGGAAACCGTGCCAGTCTTGTAAGCCATCCACGTCAGCACTTTCCGTTCTGCTGCCGTCTTGAAGATGACATTCGCCCACGGCGCGTAGGTCGCGGTGACGTTAACCGTCGGCACAGCACTGGAGTTCGGTTCAACCACCAGGGTTCCCACCCCGTGACGGTGCTGAACGTTGTCGAGCATCACAATCGAGGTCTGGCCTGACAGTTCGTGCGTGTGGGCGTTTATGGTGAGGTTCGAGAACGGGAACGACGGTGTGCCTGTCCGGTCGGGGCCGGTCTCCCACACACCCATCCCCGACTGAAGTGCGATCACCTGCTGCACATAGTTGACCTGCGTCCCCACCGACACCGCAGTCTCCGCAGCATCCACCGCAGTCTCATTCGTTGTCTTGAGGAACTTGGCGAGCGCCTCCTCGAACTTGTCGCCAACTACCGGGATGTTCCCGACCAGCTGCACCAAAATCTTCAATGGGAGACGAATGAGAGCTGGTAGGAGATCGTCCCGGATCTCCTCGAGAGTGTCCCAGTCTTCTGGGTCACCTCCTGCGATCCACGACAACAACACCGAAAGCGGGGTCATCACGATGTCGCGCACCGTTCCCGAGACCAACGCCCCGAGTGGTCCAATATCCCCCTGAAAGGCCGCGATTACCGCGTGGGTCAATGTTCGAAGAACATCGACCGGCTCCCCCATGTGCTTGAACTTGGGGTCCCACTGATCGTATGCGTAGTCGTTCCAGAACTCTTCGTCCGCTGCCGCGAATTGGGACAGGCCGGAGGTGGCAGCGTTGGGGCGGTTCGCGGGCAGGAAGTAGTTGTTGTTGACGCCGGCGCCTGGCTGATTTGGTGTGGTCATCGGGTCAACCCCTCAACCATCGCCTTCACCGAAGCGAGGTATGTGGTGCCGTTGATCCGCTCCGAGCCGTAGGCAACGTGGCGACCTCCCGAGGTGTATTTGAGAAGCCAGTGCAGAGTGAACCCCGCATCCCACCACCGCCCAGGCAAAGGCTGCTGCAGCCCCGTCACCTGCTGCGCGATCTGCCGCATCCCGTTGTCCCCCGGCAACGCCGAGATCGGATCATCCGGGATCGTGTACGAGTAGCACTGCACATGCGTGATCAGACGTTGACCGGCAATCCCCCAATGGTTTCGGGGGACACCCTTGTGTGACACCTGGTTGGCGTGGCGCTTCGGATCGGATAGCAGCACGATGCCCTTGCAATGGCGGGGCCGGTCGTACTGCACGAAATCCCCTGCCGCCGCCGCACCGAGGCTGTAGGCGGTGAGCACGTAGTCTTCACCCTCTGCGTCGATTTCGCGCAGCCGGCGCCGCGCATCAGCAACCGACTCCGCGTACGTGCCCAACCCGATCGGACGAATCTCCGCCTGATAGGGCAGATCGGTACCCGGGATGGCGGACAGCATGTTCCGGCCGCCCAACGACTCCCCCGCGCCGCGCAGCTTGATCACCCTCATGCGGTCACCTGCGCATCCCGATCCGCCCTCTGCAACCGCAACAGAGACACCAACATCGGCACATACACGATGGCGCCCAGCGTGTAGATCGCGAACCGAATCTGCTGCCTGTACGGGTAATCCATGTCCCACCACAATGTGACCGCGATCTGATCCAACACCAGTGACAACACCAAGCATTTCGCCAGATAGATGCGACCGATCCGGTTCGTCCACCACGGCGACCGCACGAAGTAGAACAGTGTGAACGTGTTGACCAGCACCGCAATACACAGCAGTGAAATGTTCGCCGCGAGCCGGTAGTCGATGGTGATCCACAGATCGGCGATCAGCGTCAGACCGACAATCGTCACGCCCGCCGCGAGGACAAACCACTCCACAGCCGAGAACTCGCCCCGGACACTCCGCCTACGCGCCTCACGCAGCAGATGCTTCATCCTCTACCCCACGCATCCTGCAACAACTCCGTCCACCCATTCCGCTCTAGGTGAGAACGCAGCCGCTGCACCGTCTCCAATGACTCATTGATGGTTGATTCCACGTCCCGCAACTGCACCGCAGCAGCCTCTTTCGCCTGCCGCGCCTGCTGCGCTTCCTGACGTGCACGATCGATCTCACGCTGCCACGGCCACCTCATGACTGGCCCCTCCCAGCGGACTCGCGGAGGGAGTCCAGGATGTGGGTTTGCAGCTTGCCGGCGACATCCCACTCAGAGACGGTCGTCGTGAGCTGCTGAATGGTTTGGCCGTCGTTGCGGCGACCTTCCCTGAGCTCGGCGATGGTCTCGTCTTTCGCCGACACGATCTCCCGGTGATGGATACCGAGGATGAGCCAGCCCTGTTTGAGTCCCCAGAACACGATGCCGGCTGTCACGATGAGGAACCCGACAACCCCGACGCTGTTCCACACCTCGGGGTTGAAGGGAAGGGTCATCGGACCGTCGACTCAGCTGTGCCGTACTCGGCGGGAACTGGGGTCTTCGCCGCAGCCAGACCGACACCGAGGATCGCCGACAGCAACACCAGGCCGGAAGCCCACTGCTCGGTGGTGCCGATCGCGACCGCAACACCGATGGGCTGCAACGCGATCACCACCCCGTACAGGAGGGTGCGCCACTTCGCCGACGAATGCAGCAACGCCAGGCCGAGGTCGAACACCGCGACAGCCGCGGCGGCGATCAGAACACCCAGCGACGGGTCGACCTTGGTGGAGACGGTGATGACACCGAACACGGCGAGCACCACAGCATGGACGTAGGCGCGGCGGTTCGGGGTATCGAACCAAGCACGGATGGCAGACATGGTCACTTCTCCTGTGTGTCGAGGGCCGCGAGGATGCGGTCCAGCTTCTTCTCGATCTGCTTCTGACGGGCACCGATCTGACGGACCATCGTCACGAGGTTCTTGCCCTGCTCGTCCGGGACATCAAGCAAAGCAACGTCGTTGATGGGGCTGGTGAAGTCGTAGCCGTCCCACACAACCTCGTTGACTAGGGCCGCGAACGCGTCTGCATAGCGGGGTCCTTCCTTGTCCAGCCATGAATGGCCGAGGATCTTCCGCAGCCATGCCGACGGCAGCCGGATGCGGCCGGCGTACCGCAGAAGTTGCCCGCCACCCTCGGCGACGGCATTGGCCTGGGATTGATTCAGTGATGCCACGGGGGCTCCTTCAGTGAGACCGAACAGCGTTTTGAGCTGGTCAATGGACAGGTCGGTGTAGTTGGCGTCGCACGGCCCGAACGGGGCGCATACGACCCGGTCGGAGTACTGATGCGCGAACCGATTCGGATACGCATAGGACTGGCCGGGTTGAATCCCGTAGTGCGGCACGACCAGCGGGATCGTCCCCCGGTTCTGCCAGAGCGCCGGGTCTGCTTTCGGGTTGTAGTAACCGATCACCCGCTTGCCGCCGAGCCAGCCGCGCACACGATTGATCTCGTCGTTGATCTCGGAGGAGTGGTCCCGGTTTGGGATCGACCCCTGCGACGAGCCGTTGCCGGATTCGACGTCGACCATGCACACGATGCGCGGATCGATCCGCCCGTCGCGGGTGACCACCTCGCGCCAGAGGTCGCAGTTCGCTGCCCCCGGGCGGAAGAAGTAGTAGACGATCACGATGTCGAGACGACCGCGGTCCAGAGCCGACAACGCCCACGTCAGATTGGCGTCAGCGCGGGAGTCCTTCACACTGCCGCTGTTGCTGCGGAAACAGAACACCCGATGCGGGTAGTCGTCGTTGCTGACCGGCTGAAACTGGGACACATCTGCCCAATACGTGCCCATGTCAGAACCGCCCCAGCTGTGAGAACGCCTCGAAGTCCCGGGCGGATGGCTGCCACTGAGGTGGCGCGGGCGGATCGCCGCCGCGCTGAATCTTCGACACGATTCGGGCGAGCGCTGGGTTCCCCTCCGGCACGCCGATCTGGAAGTGCATCTCATCCGGCCGGGACCAGCGGCGCCCCCAGAACACGGTGCCCTCGTAGAACTCGAGGAGCCGGTTCGTCTTCGCTACCAGTGCCGCCGGCATCCGCAGCAACCCCCACGGCCACTGCGTCGCATTCAAATCCAGTGCGGTACCCGATAGGTGGTTGGAGGTGGCGACGTCGTTGGTGTTCGACCATCCCCACACCGGCGACACCAGCGGCGCGATTTCGGCGTGGTAACGGCGGGCGAAGTCACCCAGGATGATGGCGGGGGCACCTGAGCGGATCGGTGCGGTGTTCATGTACGGGCCTGGCACCAGGACGCATTCGTCGCGGTTGCACATACGCCACCCGTTCTCAGAGTGGGTGTAGCCGTACGCAGTTCGGAAACCCATTGGGCGCCTCCTGGCATGGTGAGATCCCCACACCCGGCGGGTGCAGGGTCGAAAGTCGGATGAGACTAGGTGCGGATGTCTTTAAGGTCGACGTCGGCATGCGGAGAACCCGCCAACGTCCCCGCGTCCGTACGGAGCTTCACCTCCGCCGCGAACGCCACCGCCTCAGCCTGAGCCACCCGATCCTGCTTATCGGCCTGCCGGGCTTTCAGCTCCTCGAGCCTCGCCATGTACGCCTGATGCTCCTCATCAGCGAGACGGGCAATCCGCTGCTCATACGTTTCGTCCGGCTCATGAGAGTCGTAGACCCATTTCCCCGCCGCCTTCTGCGCATCCAGACTTTCGCCGGCCTCGTAGTGTTTGATCGAGTCCGCCACCAACCGCACACCACCCTCGACGAGGTGACGTGCGACATCCAGCCAGTACTCCGGCCCCAGAATCAGCGGTGCTCCCACCACGCCCGGGAGGCCGATGAACAACGCTGAGACCGCTTGTGCCTCCGCTTCGCGTTCCTCGTCGGACATGTCAGCCCACTGCTTGAACGTCACTTCGTCTCCTTAGAACAGTCCGAGTTCGGATGCGGCAGTGGCCAAGCCTTGGATCTCGCGCATCAGACGGGCCATCGGGTCCTCATCTTCACGAGGCCCGAACTCCAACTCCCACTGCGCGAAGTGATCGAACGACCAGTCCAGCTTCGCAACCTTCACCCGCTCCACATGGATCTCGCGGCGCGTATCCCCCGCCACCTCGAAGCTCGCGCGGTCACCCTTGTACAGATGCCCAGAACCCGGCCACCCCACCACATACGGGGTCAGAGACGACACCTTCACCGACGCAGTCTTCGTTCGCCGAGTCGCCACCATCCCGGCGCGCATCGCCATCACCGACGACAACGTGTACGCCTTTCCCGGCAGATCGAGGTGATACTCCTTGTAATGCGACGACCCCGATTGCGCTATTCGGTGCGGCAGCTTCACTGAGATCCACGCCAACACGGTGTCGGTGTAGAACGGTTTGAGCACCGCATCGATCGCACCACCTTGGGCGCCGATTCCGTAGCCGCCGATGTTCAGGTTCGACGTCACCAGGTCGCCGACCGTCTGAATGCCAGCACTGATGAGCTCGTTGACACCTGGGGCTGACTGGCCACCAGCATTCAAGATGACACCCTTGGAAGGTGTTGTGGTGAACTCCGTTTCCACCCCGGAGTCGGCCGGGAAGTGGACGAACGGGAAACCCTTGGGCGTGCCGAACATGTCCTCGTAGAACTTGGACGGCCACGTCGGCTCACCCACCAGCTCTGTTTCGGCATCCTCGATGAAGTCGCCGACAAGCTCACGGATGGTGCGGGTGAACCCGTCGAACACAGTGCCGCCGTTCGCGGCGCCCTCCATGTGCCCGGACTTGTCGACGATGTCCACCACGAGCGCACCATCTTTGATGCCGGTCACGAAGGCCCCGGGCCACGGCTCCGGATCGCCCTTCCGGTACCGGCGCGTCACCACCGACAGTTCGGCGTCCTTCAAGATCATCTCGGCGCGGTCATGCCACTTCCCCCACCGCGACATGAACAGACACCACGTCGTCCCCGCCGCGATGTCCTGCAGGAAGCTGGTGGGTTTGATGACGATGTCCCAGTTCGACATGTCCAACCCGTCCAACCATGTGGACGGGTTCATGGGGTCGTCGGGGATCTGCCAGATACTCGAGTTGATGCGCCACAGCTGCAGCAGCAAAGCTGTTTTCAGGGTCCAGATCGCCGGCCCTGCGAGTAGGAAGATGCGAGGGAACTGGAAGATCGCCGGCAGGAACGGGTTCGACCAGACGTCGATCCACTTCAGGTTCTCGTAGTCGGTGAGGAACGTGACGTGCAGCATCCGCTGCCCCTTGCCGTCCTTCTTCACCGACTTCGCGTCATACCGGCCTGTGACCCGAATGCCGTTGTGCTCCACATCGATGTGGAAGAACTCGCCCTCGCCCCGCTGGATTCGGCCGATGTCGTCGTTCATCCACTGCGCTACCGGATGCTCAAACGGGATCGCCAACTCGATGGGTCCGGTGTCGTTCTCCGGGTCCTCGACGTGCAACTCGACCACCTCGAGGAGGAGGTGCTGGAGGCGTTGGTGGCCGTCGAAGATGAACACCCCGGGCGGGGTGCGTTGCATTCGCTCCAGCCGGCGTTCCTCGGCAACGGTCGCAGCCAAAATGGCGTCGCACTGTTCTTGGAGGCTGCCGGTCAGCACTGGTGCGGTCATGACAACCCTGGGAACTCGAGGCCTACAGGGCGCGTCCACAACCGCGGCTGGTGCAACTCCGCCCGAGCTCCCCCAGCAGGGGCATCGGTGTAGGAGATCGGCAGCAACGTCGGTGGCGTGTACGGCGGGATGTCGTGCATCAGAAACTTGCCTCCCATCCGGCCCTGGAAGTTGGAGCCGGTAAATGTCATCGCCACCAACTTGCGGCGTTCACGCGTGATCCGAACGCCCTGATCGCTCGATGTGATGATCGGCAGAGGCAGGGTGCGCGACGCGTACGGACCTGCCGGCGCACGTGAACCCTTCTTCCCCCGCCACGACGGATCAGGAAGAGTCCACTTCGCCCGGGTCAACACCCACGTGTGCCGCATCGGCACATCAGTCGGATTCCACACCAGGATCGTCCCCGACCCCGAGGTGGTCGACCGCTCGAAAGGCTCCACGTGGGTGCCGGAATCCCACAACGGCATCGGCGCACGCATCTCATACGTGACGTCATAAAACTGCTGCGTATACGGATCGCGTTCCGTCTTCAACTCCGGCGCTTCCCTCATCTGCACCGTCAACCGACGCTCCCCCGACATCTCCGACTCCACCAACACCTGCGTGTGCTGAAAGTCGTCATCCCACTCGTCAGGCTCCGCAGTGAAATCCATCCGGAAGTCAGACTCAAGACGCCCAATCTCCGACTCACCGCCAACTTCGTCGTCGAGGTAAAACCCCAAGGTCATGTCGCGCGGCAGGTAGCGGATGCCGCCATACACGGCGCCGCCCTCGGTGTCCTCGATCCACTGGGTTTCCACCGGCGAATCGAGAAGACCTTGGACACCCCCCTCGCTCAACGTGAGGCCAGAGAACTTGCCCTCGTAGTTGACGGGCCAGTGCATCCCCGACGTGCCGATCATGGAGATCTTCAACATCAGCTACGGCCTCCGCTCATTGCCCGCTGCCGTGCCCGCTGCAGCCGAGATTGCCGCTCATAGAACTCCTGCTCATCCCGGAACACAGGGTTGTGGAAGTGGGTGGAGTTGTCCGCCCCGCCTCCGAAGGCGCTGACTGGTGTGAAGTCGACACCGGACCGCATGGCCTCGAGCATTGCGCCGTTGCGCGCTGTCGGCCCCTCAGGCATGACGAACTCGCGGCCGTGGACGAACCCAGCGATGTCGTTCACTCCGATGTTTCCGGTGTAGCCGCCCTTCTTGTAGCCACCCTTACCGCGCCCCCACCGTGCAGTGAGATCCTTGCCGTACTTCGGCACGTAGTACCGCAGTGCCGCCACAAGATTGGCGCCCGGATGGAACTTGTCGTTCGGCAACTTCGGGTCCCGATTGGCCTGGAAGGTCGGCTCAATCACCTGCAGCAGACCACCCGACGGCACACCGTTCTGGGCGTTGATGTCGTAGTTGTTCTGCGCCTTCGGGTCACCGCCCGACTCGTCACCGATCTGCTCCACCATCGCCTGCAGCTGAGCAGGTCCCTTCATCGACTGGTTGACATAGTCGATCGCCCATTGCGCCAGCGGACGCCACTGCTCAGCACCACCACCCGGGTTGTACTGGATGTTCGGCATCCCACCTGGGCCCTCAGCGACGTCCTGAATCTTGGACTTCTCCTCCTTGTACTGGAGTTGCCCACTGGGGTCGAGAGACGAATAGTCCTCGGTCGTACCCGGGTTGGTCGACGAGCTCGAATCCGCGTTGGGGTCGGCAGGATCGTTGCCAGCCTTCGCGGTGTCGTGCTTCTTCTTCGCCTCCATGAACTGGTTGAAAGCGTTGAGCAGCGATGGCGAATCAGGGATCGAGAACAAGCCCATCGCATCCTGCGCTTGCTCCGAAACAGCCGACTTCGCAGCCGAACTGAACCGCTCGGCAATCACGTCAGCCTGAGTCGGGTCACCACCCTCGCCAGTGTCCTTCTTCTGGCCGAGCGCATTCTTGATGCCATCACTGACTGCGTTCGAGGTGAGATTGCCGAAGCTCTCCGAGAAGCTGTCCGCGAGCCACGTCTTCTCCTCGGTAGCACCAGCCTTCGGGTCTTTCAGATTACTGGGGTCGACCTCGGACTTCGCCCGCAACTCCTCGGCGACAGCCTTCACGCCCTCGAGGTCGGTGTTCTTCTTGAACACCACCGCACCCTCGGGAATGGTGTCGGTCGGCTGCGCGCCCACCTTCGCCAACGCGTCAGCGAGGGTTGCGCCGGTCTCCATCTGCTTGATGACGTCCTGCAGCTGCTGCCAGTTCAGAACCGCCTCAGGCTTGCCGGTCTCGTTCGTGACGACACTCTGCCCGGTCGGAACGAACCCACCTTGGTCACGGAACAAGCCACCCACGATCGGGACCGACTTGATGACGTTCTTGACCGACTTCTTCCCCAGGTCGTACCACTTACCAACATCCTTCAACGTCCGAACGACCTCAACAGCCTTGTTCAGCATCGACCCGAACGTTTTGTCCATGAACGCCTTCGGGATTCCGAAGACGCCCTCAGTCTTGCCGTCGAAGGTGCCCGAGATGACCTTGCGGATGCCGCCGGCCATCGAGTCGATGATCTCTTTGACCTTCTGATGAAGCCAGGACCGCTTGTCCTCCGGGGTCATCCCGTCGAACCCGACCAGCCCCTCCGGCACAACATCGGGGTTGACAGCCTGCTCCTTGTACCAGCTGTGGACGTGGTCCATGTGGTTCTGGGTGGGGCTGCCGCGGTCCTCCATCGGCTGGCCGTTGATGTTCCCCTGCGGACGCCACCGCTGCTTCCAGATGGTGTGCTCGATCGGGAACTTCTTGGCGTTGGCGTGAGTCCAGGCGTTGACCTCGTCGCCCGTCTTCATATCGGGGACCATCACATCGAGGGCACGCCCCGACGGGTGTTCCGGGTAGGCGTCCTGCCGGTATCCGCCGATATCCTTGATCTGCTTCCACAGCCGGAAGATGATGCGACGCATCAACACCGCGATCGGTTTCAGGCCGCCCTCGCCGCCAAGGGGCGCGAGTCGCATCCCAGCCTCGACCGCACCGCCCTTCTCGAACCGCGGCAGCGGGCCGCCTTCCGACGCGCCCCCAATCCCGCCGGGGGTCCAGGTGAACGGACGGCCGGACTCCACCATCTGCCGCATCCGGTACATGGCTCCGTGCCCGCCAGCGCGCTTGACGTCGGCGACGTCCCACACGTGCTCGTCGGGCATCATCAGCGCGTGGACGGAGTCCTTGCCACGCTTGGCGCCCTTGCCCATCGGCACAGGGCCACCCTGGGCGAACGCGACAGGTGTGGGTGCCGGCGCCTTCGGGATCGGCAGGAATCCGGCGATCTTCTCCCACACCGACCGCAGGCCGTTGTTCCACACCGTGTTCACCACAAACCGGATCGGCGCGGCGGCGTAACCCTTGATCTTGTCCCACGTGGTGCGGATACCCTCCGCAACAGCGGAGAACATGTCGCCGACCTTGCCGACAGCGGACTTCACCGCATCGAACGCAGGGCGGATGACGTTCTCCCACACCGTGCGAATCGCAGTGGCGAGAAGGTTCCAGCCGCCCTTGATCCAGTCGAAGATGGTCTTCACGCCGGACCATAGGAAACTGGCACCGGCCTTCACCGCGTTCCAGACCGGGGTGATGACGGTGTCGACGACCGCACGCAGGTGTCCGGCGAGGATGCTGAACCCAGCCTTGAACCAGCCGAAGATGACGGAGACGCCCGTCCACATGAACTGGGAGGCAGCCTTGATCCCGTTGAACACCGGGACGATGACGCTCTTCCACAACCACGTCGCGACCGTGCCAACAACCCGCAGGACGGACATGAAAGCTTGGAAGATCGGTTGGATCAGCGCCCATGCGAACCCGATCGCAGTCTTGATGCCGTTGAAAGCGGGCACGATGATGGTGTTCCACAGCCACATCACCACACCGCCGAGGAACTTCACCACCGACATGTAGGCGGTGAAGTAGCCCTTGATGATGGTCCAGGCCACGCCAATCGCCATCTTGATGCCATTCCAGGCGGGAAGGATGACGCTGCGCCACAACCACATCGCGACCTGGCCGATGACGCGGAACGCGGCCTGCATGCCGGGCCACACAGTGGTGGACAGCCACGACCAAACCGCGCCGATAGCGTTCTTGATGCCCTTCCACACCGCGTTCACGATGTTGCGGAAGGTCTCGTTTTTCTTGTACAGCAGGACGAGTCCTGCGCCGATGAGAGCGACAGCGGAGATGATCCACCCGATCGGACCCATCGCGAACCGGAGTGCGGCTCCGAACATGCGCATCGCGAAAGCGCCGGCCTTGGTGGCAATGTTTGCTGCGATCTGCGCAACCTTGTAGGCGCCGAGAGCGATTGTGTTGACGCCCAACGATGCTGCCGAACGGCCTACTGCGAACGCGAAGATCCCCTGCACGACAGAGGAAACCGCCATGATCGCGTTCCACAATGTCATCGCCATCATGACGCCCTTGACCGCGACAGCCACCGTCAACAACACAGGAGCCAGTGGGCCGAGTTTGGACATGATGGTGGCGACATGCGGTGCGATCGCCGCAAGGATGGTGGCCCACGGCGAGAAGGCGTGCACCATGGCCGGAATGATCGGCGCCAAGTTAGTCAGCGCCTGGCCAAGCGCAGGCATCAGACGTTCGGCCATCTGCACCAGCCCGGGGGTGGCCTCGCGGATCGCCTGCCCGATCGAACGCATCCCCGGCGCCAACCCCGCAGCAGAGATCTGCCCGAGCCGCATGAACGCCGCCCACAACGGGCCGACTACCGCGGTGACGTTCTGGATTACCGTTTTGACCTGGTTGAACGCGTCCACGAAGAACGTCTTGATCCGGCCCGACTGCTGAGCCTCAACAAGCATGGTCGACAGCGACTTCGCACCGTCGGCCATGCTGGACACCATCGGCGCGAACGCTTCGCCAGCACCTGCAGCGATCGACATCAGCCCGGGCATGATGTTGCCGAGGGCCTTGCCCATATTCGCAGCCATGCCCGACGACGTCTTCAACCACGACGACACAATCGGAATGCCCTGCGACGAGTTCATCCAATCGATAGCGCTCTTTGCGCCCTGATTGAATCCACCTGCGACACCACGCAGCGCGCCACCCAAACGGGGAAGCCACGTGTCCGCGAGCGGACCGACCCGATCTGCGAGACCGTCAAACAACGAGTCCTGAACGCTGCGCTGCATCGAGTCCCACGCCGGCTTCACGCCCATTACCGAGCGGACAAACCCTTGAGCTTTGCCAGACAGCTTGGCCATCGCCTCGGCCTGCTTATCGACGCCGTCGGTGCTGCCGGTGTCTTTCGGCTGCTTCGCCTCAGCTAGAGCCTCGCGCGCATCCTTGGTTTCGAGGGTGGCGTCACGCAATCGTTCCTGCGCCTCGACAACCTCGTCTGAACCTTCGACGCCCTTGGTGCGGGTCTGAGCGGCTTCCTTCGCAAGGTCGCCGTTCTCGCGTTGCACCTCAGCCAGGCGGAGTTCGGCCTCCTGGACGGCAAGGACTGCCCGCTCACGGTCGGTGCTGGTCTCGAATCCGCCGCCGGCGAGGTCGGCCCGGGCTTCCCGGAGGGCGAGTTGTGCGTCCTTCTCGGAGAGTGCTGCACCCTTGAGCTGGAGGTCTAGGTCGCGCAGCTTCTTGCGTGCATCGTCGCGAGCTTTGGAGACGTCTTCCTGCGCATCCTTCTCGGCCTCAACGGCTTTCGCGAGATTGCGTTCTGCCCGGGTGATGTCCTTGGTGTTGTCGACCGCCTGGGCAGCACCGCCCCCACCCGTGGGGGTCTTGAACATCTCCTTGAAGGCGTCGCCGACGCCGAGCATGCCAACCTTCAGGCCAGCGATCGCCGCACCGAACGCGGAGATGCCGGCGATTGCCGCACCACCTGCAGCGGACCCAACGGTGGCGATCGCCGCGCCGAGAGCGGCCAGTGCGGGCGCTGCGGTACTGGCGACGCCAATCAGCCCAGCCACCCCAACGGTGAGTGCGCCGAGAATTCGGGAGCCGCGCGTGATCCGGCCGAGGGTGCGTACTGCAGCCGACAGAACTAGTACGGCTGCTGTTGCGCGGGCGACGTCGCGGGCAAGCGCTCCTGCGAAGGCGGACACGATCCTCAGGCCGCCAGCGAGTCTTCCCAGGTTGGCTCCGGCGAGCATCCGCAAGGCGGTCGCACCGGCCATTACCTGCACCGCAAACCCGCGCATGATCCGAGATGCCCACAGTGTTGCGGTGGCAATGGTGCCGATGTGTCGGACTGTGCCCTGCACAGCGCCATTCACGATCCCGAACGCCGCAGCAACACCAACAATCCCGTTGCGCATTCCGGACAGGAACCCGCGGCCGAAACGGTGACCGGCGTCCTGACCTTCTCGGGTGAAGTCGGCGTTCGCGCGGAAGCCCCGCATGAAACCGGAGGCCATCGACCTGCCCGAACGCTCACCATGGACGCGGGCATCAGCCTCCACGCCATGAAGCTCGCGATTCACCTCACGGCGGAACCCCCGCATCGAGGGAAGGATCGTCACATATCCGACGCCGACCTCAGTAGCCAAGAGACAAGCCCCTTTCGGTCGCGTAACCGGATATGCTGCGCATTTCCGGAAGAAAGTTGAGTTCAGTGATGAATCGACGTCTCGCTATCGCTGCGGTGTGCGCAGCAGCGGCGTGCATTCTGAGTTCCTGCTCGAGCGACAGCGGTGACACCGCGGCAACCAACTCGTCCTCTATGGCGCCGTCAACTGCGGAAACGAACGGTCGCGGCGCGATCGAAGTCGCGCTCGGCGAGCCTGTGACCATTACCGGCAGTGACGGAGCGCCGGTTCTGACGATCACCGGCACCCGCCTGGACAGCACGGGCTGCGCCGGTGATCACCCTGAGGTGGCGCACACCAAGTTCGTCGCCACCATTCAGACAGGGGATGTTGAGACGGAGCAGTGGTTGTGGCCGAGCGATTTCTACTACGTCAACGACGCCAACAAGGTCGCCCAGAACAGCGAGATTGAACAGGCCACCGACACTGCTTTCGCGTGTGAAGGCTCAGTGGAGTTCATCGACGTCCCGCCGAACACGAGCAAGGACGGATCGCCGACCCTGTCCGTGCCGGTGATGACCACAGCGATCGGTTACCACCTCGACACTGCTGGCGTGGATCAGCGGGTGGAGTGGAAGCTTCCCGCCGCCTGGCGTCAGGCACTCACCCCTGTCACCAGCGAGGCGCCGGCAACAACCACTGAGCAACCAGCACCCGAACCCACCAACCCGGCACCGGAGACGACCGCCCCGGACACCGCGGCACCGGACAGCGGTGGCATCCCGCCCGGCTGGGACAAGAACGGTGACGGAATGATCGATACCGACGCCCCCATCGGCGACGACTGCGAAACCCCCGAATGCTTGATGGGGGAAGGCGGATAGCAGTCAGTTCGCCGCAGGAAGCGCAAAGAGGTCGCGGGCCGCATCCAGAGTGATGACGTCACCCTTGCGGACCTTCTTCGACGAATCCGCATCCTCGACGCCAGGCCGCGGATAGGGCTTCGGCCGGTTCCGGCCCCTCGACCCATCCTTAGTCTTCATCCACACCAACAGATGGAGTAGGTCGACAGCATCAGCGGCGAGGTGCGCTCCCAAGTCCCACTCCACATACTCCGGGTAGAGCTCGCGGAACAACGCCGAGGAACGATCCTGGACGATCGTGAGGATGATGGCCCGCAGATCACACCACTCGAAGTCTGGTGTGCCGGCATTGCGGAACCGTAGCCCTAGCCGGATGAGGTCAGCCGATATGGCTTCTCGATGCTCGTCGCAGTAATCGAGAAGCCCTAGGATTCCGGGACGCCCGCCATCTCAGAATCGTTCTGCCACTCCTTCATCATGTCCATCTGCTGCTCGAGAGTCAGTTCGTCGATCAGGTCGAGAGCCTTCTCGGTGCACATCTTCTTGTCGACGAGGACTTCCAGGAGACCGTAGAACTGCTCCAGTTCATCGGCCTTGCGTAGCTTGCGGAAGATCCCGCCAGGGATCTGACCGAACCGGGGCAGGATGATTTCCTTGGTCTTCGGCGAACCCTTCGGAAGCCAGTGGAATTTCTCGAGTGCCATTTGGTGGACCCAGCCTTTCAATCAATTGGGTAGGTGTTGCCCCGGCCTCACGAAGCCCGCCGGTGAGGCAGGCCGGGTCCAACGGTGAACCTCACCGGCGGGTTCTCAACTGGCCTCAGGGGCCTGCGGGTCGGCGTCACCCTTGGGGACGCTGCGCGCCTGGCGAACCGTCTCCGCCTTCGCATGAGCAACACGCTCAGCCTCCGCGGCCTCCGCGAGTTCCTTCTTCCGCTGCGCGACCGTCTGCATCACGGAGTCACATCCGCCAGAGCGTCGTTGTAGATGAAGTCGTACGACGTGTTGCCGTCCTCATCCTCGAAGCCCTCGATCGTGACGGTGTACATGATCGTGTCGGTGTGGACACGGGTGATGTCGTCGATCTCGGTGATCTGACCGTCCGGGATGTAGGTGCGGAGCAGGTTCGCGCCGTCCTTGGAATCGATGGCCCACGACTCGTGCGGGAGCTGGATCTTGTTCTTGGCGACCGTGATGTTGCCATCGCCGTCGTCGGTGACGTTCGCCGAACCGAACACACGCTTGAGGACGTCGGCGTTGATCGACTCCATGAACGCGAACTGGAAGGTGTTCGCGAAGTCGGTCTGCAGCACCTTGACGGTCGCGCCGCCCCACGCCTTCTTCTTCTCGGTGTCGCGGGTCAGCGTCTCGGTGACGCCGTCCTCACCGATGTAGCCGAGGTCGACCCAGCCGACCGGAAGGGCAGTGGTGGCATTGGTGGGCGGTGTGGTGCCGAGCGGGGCGTTACGCACCGCGCCGGTCACGTTGGGTGTCGCAGCGAACACGTTTGCGGCTGTGGAAGCCATGGGGTGCCCCTTTCAGGCAGATGTGGACCCGGCCTGAGAAAGAGGAAGTTCGTGTGAAGTTGTTATTGAGTTATGTGCCCGCGGACATCAAGGGACGCCGAGAACTGGTATCGCGGAAGCGATGTGTCGGGGTCCGGGAACGATGCCGGCTCCCCTACTGAGGTGACACCCCGGATCTCGGGGACCGCAGGGTCGTACTGGGCGGCGAACACGAGCGCGGCCACCCGCTCACACAGGGCTGCAGCGTCCGCCGATTTGGTGTCCCAGCACTGCACGATCAGCAGCCGCTTCGACATCGCCAACCCACGACCGGAACCACCGGCCGCCTCGACCCTGACCAACTTCCCGATTGGCGGAGGATTCGTCCCACCAGGGTTCGGAACCTTGGTGGCCACCTTCACCCCCGTCAGCCGGGACTTCAGGTACGCGACCAGAGCCGCCTCCACATCAGGGAAAACGACGAGCTCAACCATTACCCAGAGCCCGGACGAGAGTGTTGCTGCGGGCATTCTCTTCCCGAGCCTCATGCGTGTCTGGCCACACACGGCCACGCGCACGAGTGCGCCCCACGGACACCTCGGACTCGAATCCCTTACCGGCACGGTTCTTGATCCGATCCGTCGGACCCTTCACCGTCTCGGTCTTCTTCAAGGTGTCGGCGAAGAACTTGCGGTTGTACTTGATCTTCATCCGTTCACCTGCCTCAGATTCACGACATGGCCGGGAACCCAACCAAACGGGTTGCCGGCAGTGGATTCGATCTTCCCGACCTGCTCCATCTGGCCGAGGTCGGGCAGGATGCCGCGGTCGCGAGGATCGGACACCCAATCCGCAGGGACGAGGAGTTCGAGGTCCACCACGTCCCGGTTGTGTCCCGCCAGCTTCGGTTCCGAAGTGTTGGGGGCGCCCCACCCGATGACCTGACGATCAACGGGGTCGGCCCACGAATCCACGGTGTTGCCGTGGGCATCCTCGCCTTCACCGCTGTACGCCATCCACTGGATGGTGAACAGGGCGGGAAACTCAGAAGCCATGCTCGTAGATCGGGTTGCCGGCCAAAGTCGCTCCACAGGAGCAGGTGCCGCCGAAGTACACCGAGCAAATCGGAGAGTGGCAACTCCCGGACTGCACCGTGTCTACCGAATACGCCTGCCCCTCTGTGCCGCTCTTGCAGATGTCCTGCAACTGGGTGATCTCCGACGGCCAAAGGTTGTAACCGCCACGTTGGCGGGTGTCGTAGGTGACTCCGAACTGCAGCGCAGTCTGCGACTGCAATGCCCCCGAGCCGGCCTTCGACCACCGGATGACCGCCCCCACCAGGATCAGCTTGGCCTCAGCCAACTGATCTTCAGTGGGAGGAGGGTCGGTAGAAGCTAGGCAGGGCGCAACCCGCGACGCACGAGCATTCGCACCATCAATCCACGTAGCAGACATCGCATCCGAGGCGACATCCACAGGTAGGTCGTCAGGTCCGATAATCGCAGCCACGAGTTACCCCTTGCCCTAGTCGCTCGACGACTTCGGCCGACCCGGGCCGCGCTTCTCCGGCTCCGGCAGGCGATACCCCGCAGCGATCCGCAGATCCTTCTTCGACGCAGCGACCGACACCGTCTGACCATTGGGCGCGATCAGAGTGACAGTCTCGTTCTTCTCAGCCATCGTTCAGTCCCTTCCTGGCTCAGGAGTTCGCGGTCGCGTCCTTGACCACGGCGAATGCATCCGTGGACATGATGCCGATGCCGTAGACGACCTCAGCGCGGATCGCGATCTGGTTCTGCCGCTTCAGGTCGCCCAGGCCGTCGGGATCACCGAACTCGATCAGCTCGAGCGGCACACTGACCTGGACGCCCCACCGGAACGCGGAGAAGTCGCCGACGATGGCCTTCACGTTCGGGTTGGTGGTCCGGTATGCGCCGGTCGATGCGGTGACGGCTTCCGGGCCGCCACGCACCGTGTCCGACACGGCCGCAGTCAGACCTGCGAACGATGCAGCGTCCGTGCCGAACCCGAGCTCCGGGTACAGCTTGCGACCCTGCGAGTCGCGCTGCGTCGCCAGCTTGAACGAGTAGCTGTTGTCCAGGGCGATGCCGTCGGGGGCGAGGCTGTCCTCGAGCACCAGACCGACACCGGCCTCGATGGCGAGGTCGGGGGTGGCCAGCGACTGGGTGGTCAGCTCGACGACGTTGGTGCTGTCGAGGATCTTCGCCGGCGAACCGGACAGGGCGGCGCCGGTGAGCGGGTTGATGCCGTGAATGCCGATCAGGTCCAGCGCACGGCCGAGCGCAACGCCGGACAGGTCGGCCATCACCTGCAGGACACCGAGCTGGCGAGAGTCGTCAGCCCACTTGACTTCCTGGTTGAACCGCTGGGTGACCTGCACCTTGCGTGGGATCGCGGTGACCGGCGCGAACGTCGCGGTCGACTCGCTCTTCTGCGCGCCTTCACCGACGACCTCGCCGCGGGGCGGGGCGGTCAGGGTCATGTACTGCTGCTCGCCGAACTCCTGAGGTTCGGCGGTCGACAGACGGGCCAGGACGGACTGGCCCTGCGCCTTCTGCCAGACGCCCGGCACCATGTGCTTGGGCAGCTGGAATGTTCCGGTTGCGAGAGCGACCATGAGAGTGTTCCTTTCGGGTTAGGAACTCCCCCCGAAGAATGTGCGCGCGAACGCGCGGTCGTCTTCTTCGGTGGTCGTTCCGGTCTGTGTCGACGTGCCCTCCTTGGGCACGGTCGGGTTCTTCTTCTTGCGCTCGGTTTCGGCCTTTGCCTGCTCAGCAACACGATCGGCAAGCCTCTTCGCCTGGGCGGTGAGGGTGTCCTCATCGGTTCCAGTGAGGAACAGTTCGGCGTCGGACGGTCCGCCGTCTTCTGCTGGCTTGGTGCTGATCCCGAACTGACCTGCGATACGGAGCCGCAGCCCATTTGCCTCGGACTGCTGGAACTTCTGCTCGAGGTCGGCGAATCGCTGCTCGATGGTCTTCTTGTCGTCGGCAGCTTTCTTCAGCTCGTCGTAGTCGGCGTACTTCTCGGACACCTTGCGGCGCTCTTCGGTACGCGTCTTGCCGACCAGCTTGTCGACCTCCTCCTGAGTGAAGGTCTTCGGCACCTCCCCAGACGGATCACCGTGCGAATCGCCTTGCGGCTCTCCGGTCGGTTCACCTTGAGGGCTACCGTTGTCGTCGCTCATTTAGAACTCCCGTTTCCGTCCCGTCGGACATAGACCGGCATTGGAGCGCTGCCGTGGGCGCTATCCCTCGGTGAGGGAAGTCTTCAGAGGTTCGCCGTGATCCAGTCGCGCGCGCGGGCTCGATCAGCGTCGGTGATGTTCCGGCCGCTGGGCGTGTATGCACGCACAGGCACAGGTAGGCCACCGAACTTCGGGACCGCGACACAGTGGCACGAATCGTGGGCGCCGAAGCTGGAGGTCGAGCGGCTCCGGTACACATCGCCACGGCTTGCCAGCAGAACACAGAATCCACACGCATCAGGCCGCGCGTACCGTTGCCAACCCTCAGCCTGCGGATCACGAAATGTGTTGTCGGTTATCGTTTCCCGGCTAGCCACCATCACGCGTTTGACCAGACCCCCGGAGATCTGTGCGAGCGCAGAGTCCCAGTCCTCCTGCGCTAGCGACGCACCCCATCCAGCGAGCGCTTCCGCCCCGAGACTCAAGTCGGGCAGGTCGGTATCGAATGACCCCTGCACATCGAGGTCTGATCGGTACTCGTCGTACCACTCCGCCGACAACGTGGCCGCCGTGTCGCCGTAATCCGCTACGAGAGCAGGCATCACATCAAAGAGTCCGTCCCGGACCGAGGCGACATCCAACTGTGACCACAGAGCCGCAAGATCTGCCTCTGCGTTCCCGCTGAGGCGGACCAACAACCTACGCAGTTCGGTCAGCGTCGCCGGCATCGGCCATCACAGTCTGCTGGCGAAGCGTGTCGAGCACCTGACGGCCAGTCGCGCGCCGACGCTCCGACAGAGCTCGCTTGATCTGCTGCGGAGTCAACCCGAGGAGTTCGTAGCCGACTTCAGTTCCGGCGAGCTCCGGCGCTGCAGCGAGCTGCTTCATACCCGCATCGGCCACCGCAGCCCGCGACAGGTAGCGCGGGTTCCGCCACTGCGTGTCGATCGACTTCCACGCCTCCGGGATCTCACCGATGGCAATACGGTTCTTCATCGCAAGAGCCCGGACAAACGACCTCCGCAAGGCAGGTGTGAAGTTGTCATCAGCACCCTCAGCCTCAGCGATCAACTCATACTGAGACGCGTCATAGGACTCCGCCGACGTCGGATTGACCATCTCGCTGATCGCGACCGCCGAATCAGGCAACTGGGCCTCGCGGGCAAACAGCTTCGCCAACCCGTTGATGTCCGCCCAGTGCGCTTCCGGACTCGACGCCGGGAACTGCTTCACATCGGCGCGAGCCAACTGCGGGTTGTTCTCATCCTTGTCGTCGTTGATGCCCTTGATCCGCCCGAGGCGGATGTTCCACATGTCCCGCTGAGTTCCATCGGCGTTGCGGAACACGGTCTCATCGGCGCCCAACAGCCAGAACTCAGGATACGAGTACACATCCATATGCCCTTCGCGGCGCACCAACTCACGAACCGCAGCATCCTGGAACCCCATGATCGGCTGCGTAATGCGTGACTGGCCGAACGGGCGTTTCGGTGCCGGCTTGTACGGCAACACCTCAGCAGGGACCCCGTACACGTGAGCGTCCCGCTCGACCTGCCACTTCGAGGACGCCTTGTCGCGCTGCGCGGTGATGGTCTCGTTCTCGAGGTACAACGCCAGAGTCAGTACCCGTCCATCCTTGTCCTTATCGATCACGGACAGAAGATTGTCGAGATGCCGGCGCCGGCGGTTCCACTGCCCGGTCGCTTCGGTGGCGTCTTTCACGTGGATGAGGGCATCGGGTTCGCCGTCCGCCCCGACTGTGTTGATCAAGAACGCGGGACCGTGCTGCATCGCGGCGACGATGGCGCCATCCACTTCAGAGGCGAGGTGGTTGTCTTCCCACACATCGTCTCCTCCGATACTGGTGAGATCGCCGTCGGCCCAGACAAACCCGTCAAGGTTGCAACGACGAGCCAACGCGTCGACCGCTTTACCGGTCCACCCAAGGATCAGTCCCAGATTGAAGTACTGCGGCGGGATTAGGGTGCCCACCATGCGGATGGTCCGCTTATTGTCGTAATAGGACGTCCGCAACAGGTTCTTCAACCGGAGACGGTCAATCTCGTTGAGAAGCCCATTCACGAGAGCGTTCTCGTCGTTGGATAGGTCCGGGATACGGACGGTTACCGCATCCATCTACCGCAACCGTCCTGTAGAAGCGACCCGACCCGACGACGACGACCGGCCGGTGCCTGTCGGCTGCCGGGACGTCATGGCCGCATACACGGCGGCCGACATCGCGATCGCCGGGCCGATGTCGAACGAATCCGAACGCGGCATCAGCATCCACCCACCAGAAGCACGGTCCTGCCGGCGCGACCCGCGAATCGCATCGGAAAGCTCAACTTGTCCACCATGTGACAACCGCCTTCCCTGTGCCATTCCGAGCCACAACGCATTGCCAGCTCCAACCTCGTTCTGTGTGTACGCCGACGCGTTGTAGCCCAGTTGCTTCAGCTTCTCGCCAATAGCCTTCGCTGCACCCGTCGAATCGTGTTTGACCAGGACCCGCCGACCAGCGAGGCGGGTCAAGAAGTTCATCGCCTCAACCTCGGACTGGGTACCCATGGCGATCTCGACGTGAGCGGAATCCCCATCCCGCCAGCACGCATCAATCCAGAACCACCCTGACCGTGTCGCGTTCACACCGAACGATGTCGGAGCGCCCAACTCTTCCGGATGCTCAGTTAGGTTCTTCCAGTCATCTCGAGAGACGACCGCGAGTGTCTCGTTGGTCTTATCCCAGATCCCGAACACTTCACGTTTGACGTCCTCCGGGGACATGTTCTCGACCAGACGTTCAATCGCCGACTTGTCCACCCGGAACCCAAACGCCGGGTTCACCTCAGTCAGAAAGCCCCAAAACCCCGGCGCATCAATGTCAGCGACAACCTCATCGGGATCACTGGGCGACATCTCCGCATACACACCCTTGAATGGGCGGCGCTTCTTCTGCTCGAGAGCCCGATCCCGGCGGCGCTTGAACGCTTCATGCACACCCAACGCCACATCCTTCGGGCGCGGAGGTGTGCCCATAAAGAACGCCAACCCGAGCTCGCTGACATTCATCGCCGCCAACATGTCCGTCAGCGCAGCTTCCTGAAGGTTCTGGCACTCGTCGTACACCTGGATGTCGACCTCGGAGAACCCGCGACCGAACCCAGACGACCTGGCGCCGAACAAGATCCGGGACCCGTTCGCGAAATGCACACCGCGGCTGTCGTCGGTCATCACCACTGGATGCTGCGGACGCATCTTCGGCCGAATCAACGGCTTCTCAACGATGCCCGCGATCTTCGTCAACGTCTCCGAACTCGTCCGATCATGGTGAGACGACCAGATCACCAAAGTCCCAGGCCGCGACAGGCAGATCGCGATCAACCCGACCATCACACCCCACGTCTTGCCGCACTGCCGGCTGATGCTGAGCGTGACACCCATGACGTCACACGCCAGCGAGCCATCCGCACGCAAACCCAACGCCGCGTACCATATGTCTTCCTGCCACCGATCGAGCACAACGCCCATCCCGGGCAACTCCGGGGCGATCAACTCGTCGTAACGAGTGAACGCAATGTCGTCAGGGATGACGCAGTAGCGGGCAGCGTCAACGAGCGGGGTCGGGTTAGCCCGACTTGCGGAAGCGATCGCCATTGAACGCAATCACCTTGCCGGCGTCCACCTTCTCCTTCGAGGCGTCCGGCTTCTCCAGGAGTGCACGCAGCCGAACAATCTCAGCCTTCGCTCGCTCCAACTGAGTGTTCAGCTGCGACCGCAACTGCGGCTTCTCCACGAACGCCTCAGCCAGAAGGTCATACCGAAGCTCGGCTTCAGCGAGCTCATCGCCCGCAGCCATCGCCGCAGACAACGTGTCGTACTCAGCCATCTCAATCACCTTCCCAAGCCGCCGGTTAACCGCCCAGCGTCGGCGTAACGCGCCACAATCGGCGCAAGATCAGGAAAAGCGCGGGTTCACATACGTCGGACGAACAGCTGCAACTTCCCGGACACCCGAGGACTTCTCACGATTGCACTGCCGACACACGCCCTGGCAGTTGTCCAACGCATCAGCCTCAACCCGCGACCAGCCCATCCGCTCCGCCTCATCAGACGAAACAACATGGTCAACCTCAAACGACCGCGGATCAGGCGGACGGGCCTCATAATCGATCTGCCCACCCAACACCTGGCAGTCAGCCGTGATCTGCAACGCGCAAAGGGCATCCCCGTCACGCCGACGAACCTCAGCCCGCCGACGCCTCTGAATCGTCGTAGACGAGAACGGCACTCCAACCCCCATCCCCCAGGTCACACACACATCGGGCT